CTTCTGGAAAACCAGAACAGCAACACAAGAGCAATCCTTGACTTCCTGACTAACGATAAGATTGCAACATTACAGGCAGAGAACTCTGATCTGAAACGTGCTGCATCTCAGGATCGTCAGTCCGCATTGCTTACAACTGCTATGGCTTCACAGACTCAGCAGTTAATCAATGCAATTAATCCGGCGGCTATTCCGGCATATGTTGTTCCGAATCCAAATACCTATTACGGCGGATGCGGATGCAACAGTGGATGCTGCTAAGTAACTCACCCTTAGAGGTTGACTAATTCTAAGAGGTGGGTTGCGGCTCACCTCTTATTTTGATTGAGAGGTAAAGATATGAGTTGTAAAAATGTTTGTAAGCTCTGCAACCATCTTGTAATCAGCCAAGCCGTTGCATTTACAGGAGGCAATCTTGTAATCACACTTCCGGCAGGCAGTTACAACAATGGAGAGAAGTATTGCATTGTTGTTGCACAAAGCATACCGGAAGCAACCACAATTTCTGCTCCGGTGGTAATCCAGATAGGAACGGGAACAACCTTGTATCCGTTACAGAATCGTTGTTGCGCGCAAGTTACAGCGTCTGGCATAAGAACCAGAACAAAATATGCGACAAGAGCAGCTACAAGTGCAACTGGTGGAGTATTCAAGATGTTAGGGAATTCGGCTTGTAGTCCAAGCAACAATTTAACAGCAATTAATGGTACAGCCCCAACGACAGACACACCTGTTACACAGGCTGTTAGAAAGGGGGCATTGTAATGCATAAAGTTGCAATGGAAATGGGAAAATGGGCTATGGAAAAAGCCAAAACACACGGCTTCGATAACCTCAGTGCACAGGACTGGGACGATTTGAAAGACTGCATGGAAGCTGTAAAGTGTGCGATTTGTGCAGATAAGGATTACAGAATCGTAGAAGCTATGGATGAATGTGAACAGGAAGAGAAGTATCTTGGACACATGGGATATGACAGGTATCGTTATTCCAATGGTAGATTTGCTCCAAAGGGCAGAGGAAGCCACATGGGATATATACCATATCTCCATATGCAGGATGACGACTGGATAAGTGAATATCCGAACAATCCAGAATTTGAGCAGAATATGTACCGCATGGGATACCATCCAGACCGTAGTGATATGAGAATGGATGGAATGAACCATAAGCAGTCCAGATATGGAGAAACCTACGACAGATACAGCGAGAATCGCAGACATTACCATGATTCCAAAGACGTTGAATCAAAGAGAAAAATGGACGATTCCATGAAAGAGTATACAGAAGATATTATCCGCAATATGAAAGAAATGTGGGATGATGCAGACGCATCAATCAGACAGCAGATGAAAACTGACTTGACACGTTTCATACAGCAGATGAATTGAATATGAAATGAATTTTGCCCTTGTTACAGGAATGTAGCAGGGGCATTTTGATTGAGAGGAGATAGAGATGGAAGAATTTTTATTAATTGTAGAAAACTTAGAAAAATATAAAAATCTTTTGAAAGACAAAGAGGATGAAATCTGCAATGGAATGACAGACACAGAAAGAAAAGCATATCGGTTGGGTGTTCTAAACATGTACGAAATGTTAAGACAGACAATTGAGCACGACTCAGACGAGGGTAATTATAATGTTTTTATTGTAAACGTTGATGAAGAAGAAACTGGCGAATATGACTTGGAAGACTTTATTGAATGGGATTCCAAAAAGAGAGGAGAATTATTATGAAAAAATTATTTATTAGCCAACCAATGAGAGGAAAGACAGATGAGGAAATTCTTGCAGTAAGGGGAAAAGCAATCAAGAGTGCAGAAAGACAGGTTGGTGAACCAGTAGAAGTTATTGATTCATTCTTCCAATCAGCGCCAGTAGACGCAAAGCCACTCTGGTATCTGAGCGAATCTCTTAAACTTCTGGCAGAAGCAGACGTGGCATATTTTGCTAAAGGCTGGGAAGAAGCTAGAGGATGTAAGATTGGGAACACTTGTGCCATTGAATACGGGATTCCTGTTATTGAAGATTATACAGCATAAGCAAAAAGGATGGTGATAAACCATGCTAAGACAATTTTACATGAACGGTGACCTATGGAGAGTGCGGTTCGTATTTCCACACGACAGCGTGTTAATTGACCGTACAGGGAACAGAACGCTTGGGGTATCGGATTATTCCACCCATATTATTTCAATCGCAAATAACCTGTATGGAGAACTTCTGAACCGTGTGTTTATCCATGAATTAGGGCATTGCGTGATGTTCAGCTACGGTCTACTGCCAGAACTTCACCGCATGGTTAAGAAACGGTATTGGGTTGACGCAGAGGAATTTATATGCAATATTCTGGCAGACTATAGTCAGTTTATTATTGGCACAGCAAGAGATATTTTAGGAAACCAGTTCACATATGTAGCTCCTATTGGGGCAGAAAGGATGATTGCATAAATGGCAAAAGCAGAAAATACAATTGTTTTTGACGGAATCAAATACAATCCCGGTGATGAATTACCGGATTTAGGAAGTTGGGTATGCACAGATGCAAAAGGTATGGTTCGTGATTACGAGGGGCTTTCAAAAGATGTATCAAAGCTACCACATTATGTACAGAGTGGTTCTTCGGCATTATGTCTTGACACATCTGAATTATACGAATACCACAAACCTACTGACACATGGTACAAACTATAAGGAGAAAAAACACATGGCATTAACGGCAAAAAAAGTATATGCAATATTAAAACGCCAGATTTCTGACATGAAAGCTAAATTAAACCATCCGGTTATATATAGAGGCACTGTCACAACAGCAGAATTACTTCCGCCAAATCCTGATATTGGAGATATGTACAATATCGAACAGAAATCAATATACGGCGAAGCAGGAATGAACGTTGCATGGAACGGGGTAGTATGGGATACCATGGGCGCTCCAATCGACATGTCATTATATCTTAAATCCGCTGATGTGCCAGAATGGTCAAAACAACCAAATAAGCCGACATACACGGCGAAAGAAATCGGTGCTTTGCCTGCGGATACGAAACTTCCGAGTAAGACCAGTGATTTACAGAATGATTCTGGCTTTTTAACGGAAGTTCCAGATACTTACCTTACGAAGGAAACAGCAAAGAAAGAGTATCAGCCGGCAGGAAGCTATTTGTCCGGAACAGATAAGACCCTGAGCGTATCTGGAAAGGCCGCAGATGCAGCAGCTGTAGGCGAGAAGCTTACATCAATGGGTGTCGCTATTGAAAGCGTAAAGAAAAATGCCGAAAATCAGGCACGAAGTATCACTAACATTCAGTCAGCAATCAAGGAACTCAATAAGAAAATGTCAATCGACACTTATGACGAACTGGCAGAAGCTTTGGTTTCCGGAGAGATTGAGGATTATGTGAACGTAGGTGATGAGCTGATGGTCAACCGGATAAAAACTCTGTCAATTACATCAAGCAATGGAAATTTGTCTTTTGAAGTATCTGACGAACAGAAATTTATCCGTAAAGTCGGAAGGATTGATGATGATACCTATGTGTTTGAATACAGAGGAAACTCATGGATGTATCTGGAAGAAGCCATAAACACAAGCGATTTCGGTTTCACTGTTAAGGGCACACCTTCCGAAACAGACCTGATCTATGTGAAAATGAATTATGAGCAGGTATCATACACATTTGTTGATTTTGACCCTTCAGGAGAAAACACAACTCACCCGAAAGACCCGGATGTGAAACATTTTGCTATAGTCGAACAGACCTATGTTCCAGATGCCTTTAATTATGATTGCCCAGAGTCAGCTCTCTGCATTACTCCCGGATACACACTTCCGAAAGGAAAGTATTACATATACAACACCGCAAATGCTACGTCTGACTGGTGGTGCAATTATAAGAGACTGTATTATGTATTCGAAATTTTAAATGACATTGTGGCAACAGAAGAAACAGGGGATATCCAGTTACAGCTTTATGCCAGAGGAGACAGGGAAACGACTGGAGACGCAAGAGGCGTATATGAACTGACCTGTAAGCCGTATTGTTTCGCCACAAAAGCACTCTACAATTCTGACACTGTGAAATTCGTAGGACAGGTTGCACAGCCTGGAGAAGAATATACAGACATTAGAACGATTGAGAATTTTACAGTCAATCAGTCAATGGATTCTGTTGGAATCATATATAACAATCTTGGTCATGTATGCTACGGAAACAATGAATGGAATGTGTCAAATCTGAGACAGCGTATGAACAGCAGCGAAAAGAGCATGAATCCTGTCCGTACACATAAAAATGATGCATTGAACGGAATGTACAATGTGAAAGGCTTCATGTGGGGACTTGACCCAAGATTTACAAATCTGATCAAACCGTGCATTGTATCTCTGGAGCATGGCATGAATGATGAATTTACAAGATATCAGCTGTATACCTGCGAAGATGTCGCAACACTGCTCAGCATGAAAGAAATGTCATTCAACATTCAGACAGACGAAGGGCAGATTACGAAGCTTTATGGCATATACACAAATAATCAGCTTACCAATAATGCTATTGCATCACGCGCTAAAGCTCGTCAGGCAAGTGGAACCCCACAGGATTATAGATGGAGCCGCTCTGCGAACGCCAACGGCTCGAGCGGCGCGAGGCTTGTGGCTCCGTCCGGTGCGAACGGCAGCAGTAGTGCGAACGGTGGCTACCGCTTCGCGCCCGCTTACATAATTGGCGTAGCCGACCATCGAGAATCAACTAAATCGGCGGAAGCGTGAGCTTCTGCCGTATGAGAGGTAACCAATGCAGTTAAAAGAGAAACGAACTCCTACAAATGTCGAATTGGATGCATACAACAAATTACTGAAATTAACGGACTACTCCATGAGCGTATGCAAACCTAAGCAAAAGCGAGACAAAAATGGCATCCTGCACGATAATAACCACCATATTCCACAGAGGTATAACCAGATAGGTGAGTTTATCGTAAAGACTTTGATAGGCATAGGATCAATAGTCCTTGAAGCAAATGGATATTATGTAGGAAACAACCTGAATAGAGAAGAAAGGATGATGAATTTCAATGAGCGGATAAGGTTGCAAAGAGCGGCAATCGCTCAAACCTACCGGATAGAGCATTGCATCAGGGTGCTGCATTTCCACAAACCATTTGCAGACTCAACCATCTCATACTGGATATATTTATTAGTAGAGACCAGAAAAAGTCTGATTTCATGGAAAGATGCAACTGTCCGCAAAAGAGCAGAAATCAAATAAAATCATGGGGTATATGTTGTAAATTTCTCCGGGTGGAGCCGCTCTGCGAACGCCAACAACTCGAACAACGCGAGGCTTGTGGCTCCGTCCGGTGCGAACGACAACAATAATGCGAACAATGGCAACCGCTTCGCGCCCGATTACGGTGCGTTAACTTTATGCAACGTAATATTTTATAGAAGTAGTCCTAGAAAGGAAGAAACTATGCATGGTAATGCAACTGTAAGGAACGTATATCCCGGCGAAAGCCAAATAGAAACCGCGGTACAAGAGACCGTGTGTAAATTTTCAAACTTACTCCTGGCAGAACAAAGATGTCATAGAAGTGTTGGATATAAAAATTCAGTATCCCGCTTTCATATGTACGTTATGAGCAAAACGTATGAACTCTATCAATCTTTGATGGATGATACTTATCGCACACATAAAGGAGAACAGTTTGAAATCTTTGACCCTAAATACAGGATTGTAACATCAACAAAATATATAGACAGAATCCCACAGGCAAGTTTCGTGGTGAACTTCATGTATGTAGACGTAATTCCAAAGCTGATAAGCAACAATTTCGCCTGTATAAAAGGGAAAGGCGTAGACAATGCAAGAGAAGCCTTTAAAAACATCCTGAGGAACGCACATATTGATGATTATTGCATATGTGCAGACTTGAAAGGATATTTCGATTCGATTGCGCATGAAGATCTATTGAAAGAAATGAACCAGTATATATTCGATACATGGGCTTTCGGATATTATACAGATGTGATTAATTCGAACGGTCAACAGACGGGCATTGGTCTTGGAAGTGAGATCAATCAGCTGTCAGCAGTATCGTTCCTGAATAAACTCGATCATCTGCTTGATAATGGCTCATACGAGAGATATATGGACGATTTCAGATATGTCGGAACAAAAAGTGAATGCGAGCAGATGCTAAAATTGATAGAAAGCGAATGCGAAAGATTACATTTAAAGCTGTCAAAGAATAAAACTTACATTCAGCCTGTAAAGAATCCAATAAAGTTTCTCGGATTTACTTTTCTAAAGCATTCAACCGGCAAGATCACGATGAAAAGAATCAAAAGCAAGTTGAATAATGAAAAGCGGAAACTGAGAAGGATGAAGAAATCAAAGGTTGCCTTCCAGCAGGTACTGGAACATTATGAGTGCGTCAGAGCGGCTATGAAGAAAGGAAGCCGTTCTGGAGTTGTTAAGTTAGACAGATACTTTAATAAGTTGTTCAGAAAGGAACTGGAAGATTATGCTAATCAAGAAAAATGATATCTCTGAAAAAATGAGAACAGACAATGCATTGTCACAAAAACTGACGGTAGATGAAATCCAGGACGCACTGATAGAGCTGGCAGGCTTAATATCTGATCAGGATGACGCTCTGGTAGAAATCGCAGGCATTTTAACGGAAGAATAGAAAGGAAGTCAGACATGAAAATTAACCCAATGGCAAAAATCTATAAGAATAGAATTGAATCAGGAATCATGACGATAGATGAAGTTCCTGACAGATGGAAAGAAGCAACAAGAAAGCTTTTGGAGGAAGATAATAAAGAAAACGTAGAGGAGAATCCGTGAACATCTTTATAGATATATTAATGTACTTCGCCGGTGGAGTCACAGGAATCTTGTTTATGTGCATCCTCCAGGCAAGCAGAGAGGATGACGATAAATGACAAAACTTCAGATTATCTCAAAACTCTGGTCTGCAATATACGACATAAAATTAAAAAAGAAACCAAAAGAAGAAATAGACCGAGATTTAGACATCTTGGAGTATGAATGCCGGAAGTATGATGGAATAGACGACTTGGAGGAAATGTCATGAGAGGATTAAAACGGCAAAAGCAAACAGTGTACTGGTCCAGGGTGGCAGAAGCCCTTGACGGAATAGACACAATCAAGAAATATCGGAATCCAGAACTGCATTGTCTATCCGTGTCAGCAACGGCTGGAACGCCAGAAGAATTATCTGCCGGGTACGCCCCAGACTATGATAGATACATCACGAATTTTGACCATAGTTTCAAACCACAGATTGCAGATGTATTCTGGGTAGATTGCAAGCCGGAATTGAACGAATCTGGAGAACTCATTCTGAATGAATCCGGAGCGCCAACAGTTCCACCGGATTACCGCCTGAAAAAGGTTCTTGATACCCAGAGGGGGAATGTGGCACGGTATGGTATCAAGTACATAGGAGATGGTTCGGATGGCGAATAGGACTATCAAAATGGAACTGTCGCACAAATCTATACAGGACACAATAAAACAGCTCAGAGCGTATCAGAAGTCACTTGTAAGTAAGAATGAGGAATTTGTCCGTAGACTGACAGAACTCGGAATCCCGATTATTGACGAAAACATAGCATTGGCACAAGGCGATTCTGACAAAAATCATAATACCTATATCAGAATCAATAACTTTGGTGGCTATTCTCAGGCGACGCTTGTGTGTGAAGGCTCCCAACTTGCTTTCATTGAGTTCGGGGCGGGCATTCACTACAACACTCCTGCAGGAACCAGTCCACATCCCAAGGGTCAAGATTTTGGCTGCACAATCGGTTCGTACGGACAAGGGAATGGAAAGAATGATTCTTGGGTTTATTATGCCGATTCTGGCGAATGGGTACGCTCTTATGGTACCGAAGCCACTATGCCGGTATATAAGGCAAGCGTAGAAATCATGCAGAGTATTAGGAAAATTGCAAAAGAAGTGTTTGCATCATGAAAGTTAATACCTGATAATACTGAATAATACCTCTGTCTTTGATATACTATAACATATAAAAGCATCTACCTGAGCGGTGGGTGCTTTTTTCATGCAAAAACATAGAAAAGGAGAATGTAAGCATGTTAGTAGAAACAATGATTATCAGAAAAGTAGAAACAAGCATTGTCACAAGCCTAGATGTCGCGGAGACTTTTGGAAAAGAACATAAAAGAGTATTGCAGGACATTAGAGAATTAGGATGCAGTGAAGAATTCGGACAGCACAATTTCGTGCTTTCCTCATATACAAGTATTCAGAATAAAAAGCAACCTATGTACTGTATGACAAGAGACGGTTTTACACTTCTCGTTATGGGATACACTGGCGAAAAAGCCATGAAATTCAAAGAAGGATATATTCGCCAGTTCAATGCAATGGAAAAAGTTCTTTTAGGGAAAATCAGAGAGCGAGACAAAGGCATTGCAGTAAGGCAGGCGTTGACCAATGCGCTTAAAGAGTCTCAAGAAAATGAGAGAATGCATGGTCATGCGTATTCGACATATACAGATATGGTGTATCGTACATTATTTGGCAAAACTGCAAAACAACTTAGAGAAGAAAAAGGAATTTCCACTAAGGACAATCTGAGAGATTTTCTCACCGAAGAAGAATTAAAAGCAGTTCAATCAAAAGAAATGCTCGTTAGCGGATTGATCGACTGTGGATGGGGATATTCTCAAATAAGAGATTTCCTTAAAGGACAGCTTCAAAATATGTTAGAACAGGCAGGGTGATTCTATGCCAGATATAATCAAGAATCCGGTATCAGAAGTATTTTCACGATGGGGCAACTCCATTCAACCAATAGTCGGTAAAGGCAATTTCTCCATGGAAAAAAGCCAGACAATAGCATCTGGCAAGACGAAATACGCCAGATTGTTCATGATGGGAAATCCCACACAGTCAACAAGCCTTGAAGGTCACGAATGTGCAACAATTCTTTCATTTCAAGCGGAAAGTTACGCATCTGGAACAAAGGCTTTATCGACTGCATATGAAATTGACAGTAAGAGTCATCAGGCTATGGTTTCGATGGGCTTTCGTCGGACATACGGACCAGAAGAAGTTGCGAACTCTGAAAAGAGCTTTAAACGAGTCATAAGCCGGTACAGCAGAATTTACACCGGGCAACTATTAGAAGCGTAACAGCTTCTATTTTTTATACCAAAAAAGAAAGGAGAGTGTCCTATATGAGTAAAGATAAATTACATTGGCTGAAAGCTGCGGGAATCAGAGCTGTTAAGACAATTGCTCAGACAGCAGTTGCAACAATCGGAACCGCAACAGTCCTTGGAAGCGTTGACTGGAAGATGGTCGTGTCCGCGTCCGTTCTTTCCGGCGTTTTATCCTTGCTTACATCTGTAGCAGGGCTTCCAGAACTGAAAACAGGCACAGATGAATAGAAAGGACGGTGATCCTTTTATCTCCCGGGCACAGGGTTACGTGTCAGAGCCGACAAGGCTCTTTTTTAATGTGATTTTATAGCTGAAAAAGCAGAAAGGAGCCGAATATGGCAGCAAAACCAGCGATTGACCTTAGTACTATCGGTATGAAGGTTGCGATTGCATTTGAAACTATAGCGGGTACACGCCCGACAGACAAATACTACAATTTGCAGAAACCAAAATCCATTCCGGATATGAACCCGGAACCTGACACTATCGACACTACATCTCTGAACGCGACAAAATACAAAACATCTGTTCCGGGACTTCTTGATTTATCAGGAGCCATGGGATTTACATTTGGTATGTCTCAGGTCTTTATTGACACTTGGGATAACATCTGTAATACATGGGACAAGAACAAAGCAGAAGGCAAAAGACCTTGGCTGGAAATTTATCATCCAGACCTTACAAAGGCTTGGTTTATTCCGATTGTACCTTCAAGACTTGGCGTTCCATCTGCCGAAGTAAATGCAGCATGGGAAGTTACTGCAAACGTAACAATTTCAGATGAAATCAAGATTGAAGAAAAAATTGAGCCGTCTGATGAAGATTTTCCATCTCCACTCGGGGGCTGATAAGCATCCCGCCATTGAGTCAAATCTATGGCGGGAATTTCTATTTTAATTTGGGAGGATATATGATATGACAAAATTAACAATTAATGGAACTGATTATATTATCAAATTTGGTTACAATGCGTTCTGCGATACAGATCTTATGGAAAGAGTTCAGGACTTGGCAAAGCTTTTTAAATCAGCAGAAATCGAAACAGATGGAGACGTTTCCGGAATTGGAAGAACTAAAGACTTATTCTGCGTAATCAGGGAGCTTCTTTTTGTTGGATTTAAAAAATACAATCCGGCAGAATCATTGCAGGAAATTGGAAATTTACTGGATGATTACAAAGATGAAGAAACCGATGAACCAAGAGGACTCTTACAGTTGTTCGGCATTCTTTCCGATGAGCTTATGAACGCGGGTTTTTTAAACGATATTCTTCAGAATCCGAATCCGGAGATGGAGAATGGAGTGAAAGCACCACAGGATCACAAGAAGCCAGCCAAAAAGTAAAAAAAATTCAGAAACCATTTAGCCGATATGTTATGGAAGATTTACTCCCGTTCTATATTTATAACGGAGTTTCAAAAGCAGAGTTTATGGACTCTGAGCCAAGAGAGCTGGAATGCTACGATTTAGCATATAAGTTTTCTGAGGACAGAAAGAATTTCCACGAACATATGCAGGGCGTGTACACAGTAGAAGCTCTCAAAGCTACCGTATGCAATATGTTCAGAAAAAACGGTCAAGCGCCATATGAGTATCCATCAGAGCCATTCAGAATCTTTCCGCTTACCGCAGAGGAAGAAGAAGAGAAAAAAGAAAAGGAATTGCAAAAAGCAATTAATTATTTTGATGCGCTTGCTGCGGATTCTAAGAAATATAAGAAAAAATAAAAAACGGGACAATTATGTTTTCCGATTTAAAATCGGGAAACTCAAACTGTAGAAAACCAGATGGAGGGGACATTTTTGTCCCCTCTTTTTTACTATAAATATTTTTTGAGAAGGGAGTGAGAATATGGCTGACAATACGATTGATACCCTGGCGATACAAGTCAGCAGTGACGTTTCCAGTGCGTCAAGATCAATCAATGATTTGTGCAATAAATTCGACCGATTAGACAGCTTGATGTCCAAAAGCGTAGGCTTGATGAGGAATTTTTCTAAATCTATCGGTACTCTCAGTTATGCCGTGCAATCTATCAAAAGTATTGATACAAGTAAGTTGAATAGCATGGCCGCACAGCTCGAACGTCTCAGTAAAGTGAATTTGAGCAATCTTGAAAACAAGAATCTCAAAGTAAATGTAGAGATTAATTCAGCGGATATGTCCGAAAAATTGAAATATTCTGTTGAGAAATCTTTAGAGACTACCAGAATAGATGCATCTGCATTGTCCAAACAGCTCGCAAGCGCATTTGAATTAAAAGGCGGTGCCGCTTCCAAACTTCAAAGGCAGATAGATTTGTTGGCACAGCAGCTTACAAATTCATTTGACGGACAAAACTTCACAGCCGGTGACTGGGGAAAGACTCTGGATGATATCGCAAAAAGCATTGAGCAGAGCGGGAAAGTCGTAAAATCCAATCTCGGAAGTTATCTGGATGGTGCAGAACAGGAATGGCAAGACTTCTACAATTATTTTAAGGGCAAAAAAATCTACGTTTCCGATATGCTCAAAGCAGACATCGGAAAAGGCGAGTTCAGGGAATTATTGCAGCAATACCTTGGAAATATCACAATTGATGCGACAAAAGGAATTAACCTTAACTCGGCATGGGAAGAATTATCAGAAAAGTTCCCTACATTGATTCCAAAGGATACCGTCAACGACGCAGATCAGTTGATAACTGTCCTTGAAAACCTCAAAAAAGTAAGGGATTCCATCAAGCCAATATCAATTCAGACTTTGTCCGGTTCAGATGCAGCAATGGCATCGGACAGGGTGTACAGCTCGGTAAATGAGTTAGGCACGCAACTCGGTGCGTCAATCCAGAGAAACATTGCGTCTGCCATGGAGTCTGCAAACGGTCAGATTCCAATTGACATAAAGATTAATGAAGAAAAGATTGCCATAGATATTAGAAATGCCATCAACAAGGCATCCACGCTTACCTATGACCCGGTAAAAGTAAATCTTTCAATTAATACAGATGAGCTCAAGAACAATATAGAAGCAAAATTGAACGGTCTGGATTTATCGACAGTAAACAGCCAGTTACAGCAGTTCACTCAGTCCATGAGCACGCTTGGCAGCCTTAATTTGAAAGACAGTGGATTAAATTCGTTTGTAAATTCTATACGTAGATTGAACGAAACATTAAACTCCACAGGTGATGTGTCTGGAAAGATTCAGAACATGATTTCCGAATTATCTGGTCTTAGCAGTATTCCAGACGTATCAAACAATGTAAACCGGTTTGTTTCTTCATTGGCAAGATTGGCGAATGCCGGCAGCTCTATTGATGCAGTTACATCTAAACTTCCGAACCTTGGCGAAGAGCTTAGAAAAATCATAGTTTCGTTCTCTGGAATAGGTAATATCTCTCAACCAATTAATACATTTGTTCAGTCAATTTCACAGTTGGCAAATGCAGGAGATAAAACCGGAAAGACTGCAACTCAGCTTAATAATTTGGCTAATAGCTTAAAATTATTCTTTCAGGCAATGAGTACTGCTCCAAGAATTAGTAGCAGCACAATTCAAATGACACAGGCTATTGCTCAATTGGCAAACTCTGGGGCAAATGCTGGTAGGACGGCAAGGTCTACTGCGAGTGCTTTTTCCAGACTGGGACAGGGTGCGGCTGCTTCGACGGGAAAAGTTAGAAGACTCGGTAATGCCGTTGGAAATGTAGGAAGTAAAGCTAAAAAAAGCTTACCTAGCATTATGTCCTTGGTTGCGAAGTTCTGGACGTTGAAATTTGTTGTTGGAAAATTCGGTAGCGCAATTGAAAGTTCCATGAACTTCCTCGAAGATTATAACTACTTTCAAGCGGCGTTCCGTCAGGTAGCAGATAAAGCAGGAAAAACTTGGTCGGAAGCAGGGTATGACTCCGCAGAAGCATACGCGGATTCATTCAGTCAGAGAGCCAGAGAACTTACATCTAAAATGTCCGGATTTGATGTTTCCGACAACGCGATTCTGACCGCAAATAAATCAGGTAAATCACTCGGTATGGACCCGTCCATGCTCTTGAATTATCAAGGCCAGTTTGCACAATTGTCGTCCTCTATGGGAACAACTTCTGAACAGGCGTTAAAACTGTCGAATGCATTAACCATGATCGGCGCCGACCTTGCATCTGTTAAGAATCTTGATTTTAGCACAGTTTATGAGAACTTGTCCTCTGGATTAGTAGGTATGAGCCGTGCTGTAGACAAATATGGTGCAAACATTCGTGTGGCAAACTTACAGCAATATGCGGCAAATCTTGGCATACAAACGTCTGTTTCTAATATGGACCAAGCAAGCAAGGCAATGCTGAGAACAATAGTGATACTGGATTCCACCCGGTACGCATGGGCGGATATGGCAAATACAATCAATATGCCAGCCAACCAGTTGCGTATACTTCGTGCAAACTTAGTATCTTGTGCCAGAGCATTAGGGAACATCTTTATGCCTGTAGTTGCGGCAGTGCTTCCATACATCAATGGTCTCGTAATCGCATTTCAAAGACTTTTGACATACATTGGTTCACTTCTTGGAGTTGATACCAAAATCGGAAAAATGTTCGGTTCTATCGGCGGTGGAAGCGAAAATCTCTCGAATGCGCTTGATTCCATAGACGATTCTGGAATTTCAGATGTAGATGATGCTACAAAAGATACAGACAATAATCTGAAAAATGCAACCAAGAGCGCAAAAAAATTAAAACAGTTCCTCGCATCTTATGATGAACTTGAAATTATGAGCAAAGACGATAGTTCTCTGTCTGACCTTGCAAATTCTAAAATTAAAACGCCAAAAATTGACACATCTGCGATTGACGCAGGAATCCTCAATGATGCACTGGATAAACTTTTGAACGAATACCAGAAGAAATGGGATGCCGCCTACAATTCCATGGAAAATAAGGCCATGGCATTCGCAAATAAGGTCACAGACACATTTAAGAAACTTGCAAAAGCCGCAGAACCTACCACAAAAGCGCTGAAAAATCTTTGGAACAATGGATTGAAACAGCTCAGAGATTTCACATGGACAGCATTAAAAGATTTCTGGAATCATTTTTTAGTTCCGCTTGGCAAGTGGACACTTGGGGAAAAAGGATTACCACGACTAATCAATGCTTTTAATGATTTTCTCGTGAAAATTAACTGGGATAAAATCAACGCTTCCCTTGTGCAGTTATGGGATGTGTTAGAGCCATTTGCTGAGAATGTCGGAACAGGATTACTTGATTTCTTTGATGATTTCTTTGATAAGGCGGCAGATGGAGTTAATAAACTTCCTGATCTAATTGACAGGTTCAAAGAGTTTATCGCAACATTTTCGCCAGAACAGGCACAGTCTATTGGCTATTTCCTCGGACAACTCCTGACAGCTTTTGCAGCATTTAAAGGACTTACATGGTTCGGTGGCATTTTCGGTAAAGAAGGAGTGATAGGCAAAGGAATCACCATGTTAGCAGCGCATCCATATGCTTCGATAGTGGCAGGACTTGGTCTTACTGTTGCCGCACTTGATAAATTCGGAGTGATTGATGTTGATTGGGATGGGTTATGGACAAGAATCGGGAATCTTAAAGACGTAATTGTGAATTTCATCAAAAATATTAATTGGGATTCGTTAATAAAAACAATCGGTGATGTATGGGATGTATTCCAGCCATTTGCCGAGGGATTCGCAGATGGATTTATCAGCTTTTTCGATATAATGCTGAACGATATCGGCGCCCCCCTGATTAACGCATTAGTAAGCGCCTTAGATGCTTTCGCAAAAGCCTTAGGAAAGCTTGACGATAAACAGATAGAAGCTCTTGGCGAAGCTCTGGCACGGTTTTTTATTATAAGGGGAAGTATTAAGTTTGCCCGAAATATATACAATGTAGTCAGTTCTATCAGCGCACTCAGAACAATCTTCGGTGGGTTAGGAACGGTTCTTTCCACAACCAGTGGTGCATTGCAGGCATTCTTTGGCTCTGGACTAGGTTCTACACTTGCGGCAGGATTCGCAGACAGTATGGTTGTCTTAGGAACCGCAATGGCAGGATTCAATCTCGGCAAATGGATAAGTGTCAATCTGTTTGGCGGCGAAGATAAAACCTTTGGGGAGTTTTTGGAAGATAATGTATTCGGCTATCAAAAAGGAGATTTTACCGGTGCTATCAACGAATGGATGAAAGATATATTCGGAGTCGGTAATAAGCTTACAGAGGATGATTTAAAGGTATTTCAGGAGTATGAAGATGCTATTCTTGGATTAGTTCGTGCAAGCCAGATTTCAGGAGAACAAGCATATCCTTTATTAACATTCCTTTCCGAATTGAAAGATAACGGATATAGCACAGAACAGGCGTTATTTGAACTCGAACTTAAACTTAATAATCTTGGGGTTTCATCAGAGGACTTCGAGAATGCAATAGCAGGAGTAAACAAACCAGTCAAAGACCTTGGAGATACAGCGGAAACATCCTCTAATCAGTTTTCAAATATGGCTGATCGGATTAACAATGTGTCGTTTGAGGATATCTCAGAACAGCTTACAGGATTCCAGACACTTATCCAGACCGTTGACTTTGCAACTCTGGTAACGGACACAGCAAATGCAATTGATGAGATGGGTGGTATCTGGGAAAATGGAAAACAGATTCTCGGCGAAAAAGCATTACAGATTTATCAGGAAATTTCAAAGGGATTAGAGCCGGACGATAACGGTTACTATACTTTGGCAAACGGACAGATGGTGCAGTTCGGAAAAGGTATTTCTGACTATGAAAGCACTCTGCAAAGTACAATGGATTCAACTCTGCAAGGAGCAATCAATGGCGTTCTGGATAACAATTCTGGGTTTGAATTAGTTACAGAACTCGGAAAGAATCAAATTCTTGCCGTAGGTAGCGGAATTGAGCAGAACGGCAGTAAAGTCACTGAAAAACTCAACTCAGCAATCCAATCATCTGCAAAAGGCGCACAAGAAACTGCGAAATCAAGCGGCAAAACCCTTGGAAGCAACATTGCGGAAGGATTACAGTCTGGAATTGACGGAAAGAAAGATTCCACAAAGACTTCGATTCTTGATTTAATGAACAACAGTGTAAAAGCCCCCGCGCAGGAAGCAGTAGACTCCCACTCTCCGTCCAGATGGTTCAAACAGCTTGCGGAATACTGCGGTCAAGGGTTCCAAAACGGATTAGAGCCGGGCTTTTCTGCGTCGTTCACATGGTTCGGAAGAATCCGAAGCAGAATCAGCAATTCCATTGGAAACCTGTATAATATCGGTTGGAACTCTATTATTGGCTTAAATAATGGAATTGTAGGCGCGGCACAACAACTTTATGCAAATGTGCAAAAGATCGCACAAAATATATCAAATACGTTCCGCAAAGTTCTCAAAATTCACAGCCCATCTCAGGTATTTGAAGAACTTGGTAGCTACACCATGCAGGGCTTTCAGATAGGTATGCAGAACATGATTCCGGCATTACAGTCTACAATCGGGGATATAAGCACATCTATACAGGGTATTCAGCTCCCACAAATGGAAGCAAATATAAAGGCTGTTCCAACTGCCAAAATGTATCAGAAGCCGGTATCTGCGAATAGTACTTTTGGTGACGATATTCGCCGTGAAGTAATTGCAATCAGTAACAACACATTCGACAACAATCAAAACATTGCACAGGTTATCCGGGAAGCTGTCAAAGGCATGGCAATTTATGCAGATGGTCACTTAGTCGGATATTTGCAAGAGGAAAACGAACAGTTCAGAAACCGCAATGGATTCGGATTATTTGAAAGGTAGGTGAGGTAAATGAGTGATTTTATTGCAGGTAGCAGTTTTGAGGGATGGCTCTTGAAGTATGGAAGCAAAATTGTTCCAAACAAATACCTCGCCTACGATGATTACACTGCAACTCCAAACCAGAGAACAGAAGTAGAAGCATACAGGGACTTGAATAATCTCTTGCACAGGGATACAAGCCCGAATTTTAAGACAAAGATTGATTTCAATACCAGGCCTCTTTATCTGGCAGAGAAAATGGAGTTGCAGTCCGTATTTGCTTCTGGCTTGGTCAACAGAGCACAGCGGAAGTACAATGTCACATATTGGGATGATGAGCAGAACACCTACAGAACGGGGGTTTTTTATATGCCCGATGTGGATTACAAAATTATCAATGTGGACGAAGAGACAAAGAACATTCTTTATAATAAGATGCGGTTCGCACTGATCGAATACTAGCAACCAGAGTGCATGGGTGCCACAGCTCATGTGCTCTTTTATTTTTATAGACGGGAGGATGATTATGGCAGATACAGTATCTTTTGACAGTTTATTGGATACAACGGCCGGGATGACTGCTGTTGTCAACAACACAAAACACGACGAGGATGTAGTTGGTGTCACAGGCGTTGATTGGTTTACCTACGCAGGAAATACCGCCAGTACCATATATGTTTCTGGAAACAATTTCATCGGATTTGGGCAAAACGCCGAACAACTCAAAATCTGGCGTAGGGATGGCGCGGTTTATTATATTTACCGACAGGAAGGAACACTTACGTCGGGAAAAAGATTCATCAAAATCAGAGTTGAAGGATACGTACATTATTCAAGCACATCATCGTCATATGCGCTGAAATACGAAGTATTTCTGATAGAAGGACAGACATTATTTATCAATGTTATTCAGATACCTACAAGCAGTTCGTACACTGGCATGTCATCAATCATTGACGGCAAAACCATAACATATCTGACTATTTCCGTAACTTCTACAGTGCCAATTTCGATTCTAGTAAAAAACGCAGGTGTGTCGCAGATAGTTAGCTATGAGAAATTTGTTGAAGACAAATACGTCACTGGAATTACTGTGTCAAAAATGCCAAATAAGACCACGTACTATCAGGGTGAATTATTCGACAGCACAGGACTTGAAGTATCAAAGACATACAATGATGGAACATCAGAATCCACTACCGATTATGAATTATCAGGATTTGACAGCAGTTCCGCAGGCACAAAGACCATAACCGTTACCGCATCCGGCAAAACCACAACATTTGAGATTTCCGTCTCAGAAGCTTCTATTACCGCCATATCAGTAACGACTATGCCAAGCAAGGTGAATTATCACATAGGAAAAGAATTTGATTCTACAGGTATTGTGGTGACTGCAACGTTAAGTGATGGAAACACTATAGACGTTACAAAGGATTGTACATATTCTGGGTTTGACAGCAGTTCTCCAAAAACAAATACGATAACGGTAACCTATGGAATATTAACAACTACGTTCGATATTACAATTATGCAACCATTGAGTATAACTGGCGGAAACTATTCATCAGACACATACTTTGTTGGAGAAACTACAGATATATCCGTATATAGCATAACTGTTTCATATTCGGACGGCTTCGAGTATGTAACAAGTGGATATACAGTTAATAATGTAGTGGTCACAGAACCGGGCTCGTTACTGATAACGATTGAGTATTTTGGAGTGTCAACGACCGTTTCAACAAAAGTTTTAGATTCCTTTTCGGTGAAAATCGGAACGCCTACTAAAGATGATGTAACTGCAATATTCGATCTCGAAACAAATATATTGAGTATTTCGGGAACCGGCGAATTTAATAATAACTTATCTGACAATGCAGAAGGTATAGCCTGCCCAAATTCATTATACACAAGATGTAAGCAGATTGTATTTAGCGACGGTATTACTAAGATTCCGAGTAATTTCGGTAGTAGATTTTCAAGCTTAGAAAATCTTGTATTTGGAAATGATATATCCGAAATTGGTGTCGGTAACTTCAATAAATATCTAGGGACATCTTTATCTTTTTCAGAATCTTTTGTAAAAATTTCAAGTGGTTGCTTTAACAACTGTCCGAATCTGTCAGAATTGACATTTCACGAAGGACTCGAAGAAATTGGGAGAAGTACATTCTGTGGTTGTTCTTCGTTGAAAAATTTGATTCTTCCATCGACACTCAAGAGTATGTCATATTGTTTTCAAGGGGGCACTCTTGAAAACTTGGAAATAGGAGGCAACGATGCAATATTTGCATCGTCTGGCGAAGGGGGCACTATATATAATATTTCTGCAAAAAATCTAGTTATTCGCGGAGGTACTATTTATAGTAATGTTTTTAACAGGAAGAACATCGAAACGTTGGCTTTAAACGGGACTGTAAAATGGAATGGCACTGGTCAATTTGCTACATGTTCAGAATTAAGATCTATATCAATAGGGAAAGGTATATCAAGTATTCCTGTTTCCTGCTTTGCCAGTTGCGGTCTTCTGAACAATGTTGTTATTCCGGATAGTGTTACGGAAATTGGTGTAAATGCTTTTAGCGAATGTACCTCACTAAATTCGATAGAATTATCTAATAAGATTAAAAAAATTCCAGATTATTGTTTTAGTAAATGCGGCTTTGAAACGTTTACGATTTCAGATGACTTGTCAATAGAAGAACTTGGAAACGCACTATTCCAAGCTTGCTCCAAATTAAAAACAGTATATATTGGAAAAAATGTAAAAACTATTGCTAGTGGTGCTTTCGATGGTAATTCTGGTATAACGATTAAAATTAACCAAACAAAAGATTCCATATCTGGTTCTCCTTGGTCAGCCTCAAACGCAACAGTTGAATGGGCGGAAGTTCAACTTGTCAAAATTGAGATTAGTTCATTGCCGCATAAGCTGAAATACAAAAAAGGGGAAAAATTTGATAGCTCTGGATTGATTGTAAACGCAACTTATGACGATGGAAGAGTAGAAGAAACAACAAGCTATACATTATCAAATCCAGATATGTCAACCGCTGGAGTTAAGACTGTTAATGTAGCTTACGAAACACAATCCACTACCTTTGATATTGTAGTCATAGAGATCATCAAAATAGAAATCACGGCTTTGCCAACTAAAGTAGAATATTCCAAAGGAGATACACTAGACACTTCTGGGATGCTAATTTCGACAGTCTGGACAGATGGCTCAAAAGAAGTTTTAACAAACGGATATACTGTGTCTGATTTGGATAGTAGTGAAGCAGGAGAAAAGACTATTACAGTTACATATCAGTCGTTTACTGCAATGTTTACCGTTGAAGTAGTTCCTGATACTGTCGGAATCCGTATTTCTCATTACCCAAATAAGATTTATTATAGAATTGGGGAATCATTCGACCCAACCGGGTTAACTGTAGCGGCAGTAAGACAGGATGGAACCGAGAAAGAAATTACAGATTATGATATTTCTGGTTTCGATAGCTCCACCGCAGGTTCTAAGACTATCACAGTTTCTTATAATACAACAACCAACGGAGTTTCCAAATTCATTGGTTCCGACAGTTTCCAAATTAAAGTCACGAACGACGGAAAAAACCCATTTGATGATAGTTCTGGTGGCGGTTCTGGCGGTGGCTCTGGTGAAGTTGAAGAAGAAAAAACTGAACCAATCAATGTTACAGTACACTGGATTAACGGCGAATTTGCTGACCTTACAAACGAAAATATCGACCAGAATACGATTACTTTACAGGAGTCAATTTGCTCTGAACAGTATTTCATTTTCGGCGGTTGTGTCTGCAATCAGATAACGTTTCAGGCTCACCACGATCAGTTCAATGGCACTTCGGAAGAGTTTTATCCATCTGGAAAAATCGAAATTTACATCGAAAGAAAAGGAACAAAAATTAAAATCTTTACAGGCGAAATCGACAGCGCAGAGCGGAAAGCAAACTCATTAACACGTAATTTTATTGCATATGATTATCTGTATAAATTACGAAATACTGACATTGCACGTTGGTACAAAAACCAGACGACTGATAAAAAGAAAAAGCTGACTCAGAAGCAATTCAGGGATAAATTATTTGAGTTTTTGGGACTCGAACAAGTTAGTACAAAACTGCATTGGGACGACACCTATGTGCCTGATACGAATAACTCAAATGAGATGAATGTAGTGAACATTCTGAAAGATTTATGCTTGCAGAATGACCGTTTTGGATGGATGAACAGGGATGGCAAGTTTGAGTATCTGAAGCTTCGCCAGAACAGCTATAAATACGGGCAGACCACTGGTAATCAGAACATTTATAAATACTACAACAATGAGGAAGTGCATCTTGATACATTCAAAAGTTTTACCGCAAAAGAGGGTAGAATTTGGTTCCCGAATATTATATTTTGTGACCCCGACCCGAATAGAGCCTTTGGCTTTACACAAGGCGACTATACAGCGCAAGAAGCGTATGATAACAACGTTTATTACAACAGAAATAGCTTCTTTGTAGGAAATGAAGACTGGCTAAATTACGTTTGGGATGCAGACGAATATGGTGGTATTTCAAGAGCTAAGCCAATTATAAAGATTTGCTATGGTGTATTCGTAAATCAAGATTTGCGGAAATATTATCGTGCGCAGGGATATACTGCCGAGGTTCAGGGAAACCCGCTGAACATGGTTGGACAGGCAGTCGAACTCTACTATAAAAAGCAGATTCAGCACGACGATCAGGAACCTACGGAACTGCAATGGTACGTTCATTCATACATCATGAGCAGAACGCTTAAAATCGGCGCTACAGACATGATTGACACCTATTCTGCCAACAATGCGCCGTTCAATAGCAACAGTCAGCAGTTGGGAAAATATACTCCCGAAATATCTGGAACGGTCAATCTTACACGATCTGAAATGCCGACAATCAGCTATGCAGAGTTTACGGACGGTTCGGATTCTGAATTTTCTCCGGCAACGATTGATGATTTTACGGATGGTTCTGGCGGTTCTAGTAGCACTTCTGAACAATTAAAAAAGGCACAATTAAGATGTGTAAAGCGAATAAAAAAAGCCGATTATGACGCTCTTGTAGCCGCAGGAACTGACCGAACAGATACACTGTATTTCACATTCGAGGAGGGCTGATTGGATGATATACAAGGCGTTTTTGAACAGACAGGAAATCACTGGATTTCCTGTTAAAGGCAAGGAAACAAGTGAGATATGGGGTGGAGATACATTATTGTGGAGGAAGAAATCAAAGGGGATTTTTAAGTTTGAATATTTTGAAACTATAGAGTTTGGAGTGAAAGGAACAGGACTAAACATTGATTGGGGAGATGGGACAAGCGAATATCTAGCCGATAAACATAAAAATGTAAACCTTTATGACAAAAATGCTCAAGCAGGATATTTGACGCATAGCTCAGGAACTAAGACATATACCGCTACAATCACAGGAAATATTACAGATATGGTTTTCGGAAGAATTGTTGGATCGAATCATTACGCAGGTGGACTGACAAGAGTTCTTTCTCCGCTTCCGGCTACTTCCAATTTTCCATACTCACAAATCGGTGCTTTTTTATTTAACGAATGCATTAATTTACAATCTGTTCCAGAAAACTTTTTTTCATTAGTTCCGAGTTTAATGGAACTTGCTTTTACATTTTACAAAGTAAATATCAGTGAATATCCAGAAACTATGTTTGACTACTTACAAAATTTAGCAACGATTACTTCAACTTTTTCAAATTCTTCAATAGAGAAAGTTTCTGGGAAAATGTTTGGAAAATGTAGTAAATTAAAACAAGCAAAATTATTATTTTCTGGATGCTCAAAGCTTACAACTGTCGAAGAAGGATTTTTATCTACTCAAAGTTTATCTGATTTTATTAACAATTTTAATGGATGTAAAAAATTGGTAACAGTTGGCACAGATTTTTTGAAAAATGTAGACATAGATAATTCAACTCGAGGATTCGAGAACGAATTTTACAATTGTTCAAATTTGCGCCAAGCACCCAATTTTTATGAAAAATATCCATATTTAGGGAAAAAAAAGACAGATGACTGCTATTATAACTGTAAAAGTTTAGGTTTTTATTCGTCATTGCCTAGCACTTGGAAATAATAAATAAGAGCGCATTTTCCATAAAAACTCATAAGCCTTTATTTGCCAAAATAACCTCAAATTATCAGCCCTGACCGTACTAAAATGTAACTATATTAAAAATAAAAAATGAATAATTTGTAAACGTAAATTTTGCTTGTTTTCAGAATAAATCAATCATCTTAGAAATTACAAAAATCAGATGAAAGTTTTCTGTCAACAGGCGATTTTCGTTTACATAATATCTCAATGTAACGTTACAATAACGTTACCAGTAACGCAATGTAACGCAATAGAATAAGAATAAGAAATAGAATAAGAATATAATTAATATATATACAAGATATATATTAATCGTCAAATAAGCCTAATTTGACCCTGACATTCTTAATTCATTTCAGCCCAAAATGAACCTTTTTATTAGCAACCTCGTATTTGACTTATATAACGATTTTGCATGCGATTCGATAAAATCCTCGAATAACATATAAAAATTGATTTTAGGGGCAGATACGGAGCTTACAAGGTATATTTAACAGAAAGGAGCAACGCGATATGACAAACGAACAGAAAACAGTTCTCAGGAAGATTATTTACGCAGTCGAAACCGGCGGACAGGTTTATGGACAGCAGGATTATTCGGACTTCACGGAAGCCTACACCAATTCTTCTGAAGAACACGCAATTACAATCGGTGCCGGACAGTGGTACGCAACCGAAGCACAAACACTTTTGAAACGGATTCATGATGCAGATACGGAAGCATGGAACCGACTGGATAATATCGGATTATGGGAGCAGGTGCAGGAGGCAGACTGGTCTTGCTTTAACATTTCCAGAAACAGCCAGTTTGCAAATTTAATCGTACGGCTCATATCGTCCAAAACAGGCGTTAAATGCCAAGACGGCCTTATGGATGAACAATTAGCCACTTATGCAGATGAAGCCCTTAAACAGGGCGTTGCTGACGCCAGAACACAAGCTATGTGTGTGAACTTTAGGCACCAAGGTGGGCAGGGAGCAGTAACGAGGATTCTGGCAAAGACTAAGAAACCATATACGCTCGATAATCTCTATGTAGCCTGCCAGACCGATACGGGAAACCAAGTCGGGGCATATAAGAGCCGGCAGAGATTTGTTTATAACGCATTAAAGACATATTTCCCAGAAAGTGAGAATAAGGGCATGAACGCAATTGACAAATTAATCCAGATCGCAAAGAATGAAATTGGATATCTCGAAAAGGCAAGCAATGGTCAGCTTGATAGCAAGACAGCAAATGCAGGTTCCAATAACTATACAAAATATTGGAGAGATGTAAAGCCATCTTATCAAGGGCAGCCATGGTGTGCCGGCTTTGTGAGTTGGTGCTTCATGAAAGCTTTTGGACAGGAGAAAGCAAAGGAACTCTTAAAACACTGGCCTTATGTGTACTGTCCGACAATGGCAGATTTGTTTACTCTGAACAGCAATCCAAAAGTTGGAGATATTGTTATTTTTTATCGAAATGGCACATTTACACACACTGGAATCGTAATAAAAGTGTCAGGAGATCGGTTCTGGACAGTCGAAGGAAACACTTCTGGTGGCTCTACAATTATCGCAAATGGCGGTGGTGTATGTCAGAAAAGTTACTACAACAGTAACCTTCCGGGAACAAAATTCTGCACCCCAAATTACAGTTTAGTTAAAAATACAACGTCGGATTCAGACTCGGATGTAATCAAAAAGCAGAATACCAGAGCCTACATTGCACAGATAAAAAAGGACACAAAATGTTATGCAAAATCAAGCAAAAAAAGCCCGTCAAAGCTGTTTCCAAAACTGAAAAAAGGTGCAGTTGTAGAGGTGATGAAGTACACAGAAACCGACAGTTCGGGACTTAAATGGTACTTCATCCGCATCCCGCATCCGACAGAAGGATTTGTTTTTGAATTTATTCCGAAAGGAACATTCACTAGAATCACAGATATTTCTAAATGACAGTTGTAATATGACTTTTATAATGCTATAATAAATGTGTTCGATATAGTAGTTCGTATTGCAAACCCTTTTATTTATTAAGTGTTGAAAATGAAAATGACCGCCAATTACTCCTTCCCGGGTTGGCGGTCATTTTGCTGTCAACTTATGTAATTTTCATATTTTTCTTTGATTTCCTTTGCTCCATTTTGCCTTATCCGAACAACATCCCCGGAATCCATGATGAAATTGTCACCTGCCGACTGAATGTGATCCATGTTCACCAGATAGCTCTGATGGCAACGTAAGAATCGCTTATCAGACAGTTTTTCTTCCAGATCGTTCAGCTTGCAAGTGGTCACGAAACATCGGTTATTTGTAGCGAAAATATGGCAAACTCTTGCCTGACTCTCGACGTACTCAATTTCATCGTATTTGAGCCGGTTTATCTGCCTGCGGAATTTGAATGTCAATGTTTCATCCCTCATCTGTGACAAAATCTCGTCAATAGCCCGGTATATTCTGCCGTATTCCTTGCCCTTGACCGCATACTGCATAGCACCGACGTCAAATGCTTCTTGCAAATGAGAATCGTCGGCTGTCCAGAATATAATCTTTCCATCATATCCAATATCCCGGAGCCGGTTCGCAATCTCCAAACCGTTCTCATTTTCCAGAATCATATCCAGTACAATTACATCGTACCATTTACCCTCTTTCACATCTTCAACAAGCGGATAACCTGCTGAATACTCGTTGATTTCATAGCGATAATCTCTTTTGCGCCGTAAGAATCCCGATACGCACTCTTTAAACAAGTCAACTTCAAGTTGGTTATCGTCACATATGGCTATTCTCATATGCGCACCCTCCTTTCGTAGTCTCAATTTGTCAAAATACGCCATGATTTTGACAGTACACACATTTTTCTTTTTGTTTGTGGTATTATTGTCCCACAAACAAAGTGTAGCACTTGAAATTGTTAGTGTAAAGCATTAAAGTTTGACATAATTCGCAAAATATGGTTTCTGTGTCCGGGTGGATGTGTGGATAAAGAAACTGCCTGTAAGAACGACAGGCAAAGAGAAAGAGGGGCGGTTGCCCCTCTTGTTTATTTCGCTAAATATAAAACTGAAACAGTATCTATTTTTACGCACATTCCATTCTCTAACGGTAGATTCCCAATTTCACTGGAATACAAAGAATTAATGCTTTCTAAGTCAGAGCCAAGACTTTCTTTATATTTTTTTGAAGCGACATGGTATTCTTCTGAATGTTCGTAATCATCATTCTTATAATCATCGTAGCTGTCATATACGCTGATAATTCCTGCTCCGTCGGTTATTGAAAAGGTGTACTTTCCGGCAGGAATATCTTCGCCAATAATATAAACACCTGGATTTAGCCTGCCGACATCATCAAGAGAATCGTTTTCCTGAGAATTAGAATTTTCACTTTCCACGTCTTTTAAAACAGCTTCTTTTAATTTAGTTCCGTCTGAAAGACGCGTGATTGATAGCGAATCATCCCAAATTGAGCAAGCCAGAGTATCATTTTTGAAATTCCAAACGTTTGTTAGAACTACTCCATCATAACCACTCTTATAGAAATCATCAGTAACATAATCATAATCATACCAATCCTGCTGAGATGCTTCCGACAATACACCGGAAACCTTTGAAGCAAATGTGCCAACCTCATCATCTGGCACGTTCTCATTTATAACGACGCTTAGATGCAAGGATTTAGTGTTTTTGTCAATCACACATTCAGATGCTTCGACAAACCCATCTTCACCATTGATCTTATTAAACATTTCATTAATGTTGTCAAAGGAAGTAGCACTGGCATTGACAGGAGAAATGCATAAAAAAGCACACATCGTCATAATTCCACAAACTCTCTTTTTCATAAAATCCTCTTTTCTGCTAAAGAAATCTCATATACTGCACTGCAATAAAAACTACTTCAATGATTCCGACAATAATTCCGAACCATGAGCCAATATGCCTATATTCCTCTTTCTTTGTGCCAATATCTACTAATCCTACAATTGCTCCTGCCAGAGCCAGAGGAAACGACAGGATAATTGGCAACGGAAGAATGAATGCTACACCTGCCAGAATACAGGAGATGACACTCAGGGTTGAATCTTTCTTTTTTTCACCTTTGCTCATACAATCCCCTCCCTTGTTAAAATTTTACAATATTATACCACCTCATACAAAGTGTGCATAGTAAAATATCAAAAAAGTAGATTATTTTTGCAGAAAAACTCCATGATTTTACACTTGCCAGAAAAACTACACAAATTCGTGCTATAATGCGTGATATATTTTTAGAAAAGAGTTGGTAGTAATGGAGAAGAACAGATACAGGATAGTCGTATTCATCCTGATATTTTGCGAAATATTCTGTGCGGTGCATATACCGCCGCATGATATGGCAGAACACCGCCAAAGAGATGCACAGATCATAAAGGAAGTTGCAAAGCAAATCTACCCCGTCCAGATGCAGGAGTCGAGCGAGGTCAAGGAAATTTGCAATGTCAAACGTTATATTCGTGAAAGCACAATTTTCTTTGAGATTGCGAAGTTTTCCTACGAAATAAAAAAAGCCCATGTGTATATTTGGCAGTTGCCAAGGGGAAATATCGGTGGTATAATAACGGAAAAAGAACTTATGTTCGATTATATTTCCCACTGTCCAGACATATACTGTAGTAAAGTTTCAATCGGGAGGTAGATATTATGGATTATAAAGAAAAAATTCTCAGACTGTTGGATAAGGTAAATTCAGAAAATACTTTAAAAAGAGTATATAAGTTGTTGGAATATCTCTATTTACGAGAATAGAAAATGCCCCTGTATAATGCAGGGGCATCATATCACACTTTCCATCATATTCGTGAAGTTGAATAGTATTTCCAATAATGTCATAATCAAAATCACTAATAGTCCCGTACTTCTCTGATTCATCTTTCTTAACTTAAATTCCTGTTACTGCTCCTACATATACAGGACTACAAGTACTTAAAGTCGCAAAAGAACACATAAAAATCAATACTTTTTTCTTCATACTATGTTTTCCTTTCTTGATTAAAACTCATGCTTTGAAAACTCGCCCACATTGCCTACATTGATATTTGGTAGAAAATAATCCTTTACCAATTATTTGAACATTGGCACTTCGACAGGTGATAGCAGGACACTTGATTTTTCTGGTTATCTTGTCAATCTTATTCCTTTTCCTCATATAAAGCCCCTCCTGTGCTTTGTTTTTTTAATAATTGTACCACGAATTAGAGTTGAATTAAATATAAAATTTAAATAAAAGAGAAGAGCCGAGAAAAATTAAATTCTCGGCTCTTCTACATTTTTAATTATTCTCTAGTTCTTCAAGAATTTCTTGAAGCTGCTTCCATCTTTCTTCGCTTAGTTTTGAAAACTTCACAAGATTTTTTTTGGCAAAGTCATTATCACCAGTCATTACGGAATCTACGATAGCCTGCGCATCACTATCGTCACCTTGAAACATTTCACCAGTACCATTTACAAGCCAGTCATAGTTTACTTTGTGAGTTGCACATATCAGTTTGATGTTTTTTTCTGACAAATCTCTCTGACCGTTTTCGATCATCGAAAGTGCGGCTTGCTTAATGGCAAGTGTTTCTGCAAAGTCTTTCTGGTTCTTGCCAAGTCTTTTACGAAGAATAGAAACTCTTTCGTTAATTGTTTCCAATAATTTACCCTCCTTTCATAATATATAGTATCACCAGAGTGATAAAAAGTCAAGAAAAATGTAATAATATGCTTGACAAAATATAACACAAGTGATAACATACAATCACAAGAGTGATACAAAGCAAAAAGAAAGGAGAATCATATGTCAGAAGAAAAAAAGAATCTTATTAGAGACGTGACTAAGCGTCTTGATAAGCTTCCAGAAGATAAGAAAAATTATCTTCTGGGGTATATGAATGGAATCATGGACAATGAAAAAATCCATTCATCTAAAAAAGAAACTGTAAGTTCGGATTAAGAAAGGAGTGATAAGCACGAACCAGTTAGTACATATTGGAAATTCAGACATTTCCATAAAAGAGTATAACGGTCAGCGAGTGGTTACATTCAAAGATATTGATACAGTTCATGGCAGACCAGACGGAACGGCAAGGAAGAGATTCAACGACAATCGAAATCATTTTATTGAAGGAGAAGATTTCTTCGTTATAACTCAGCCGTCCGAAATTCGGACGCTTGGTTTGGAAAGACCACAGGGCGGTGTTCCTGAAAAAGTTGTCCTTGCCACAGAACAAGGATATCTAATGTTAGTAAAATCCTTCACAGACGATTTAGCATGGGATGTTCAGAGACAGCTTGTGAATGGATATTTCAAAACCAGAGAAAAAGTAAAAAGGGCATTATCACCAGAACTTCAAATGTTGCAGGGACTACTTTCACAAATGGTAGAGAAAGAACTTGCCGATAAAGAAAGAGACCGGCAGATTTTGCTTGCCAAAGAAACAGCAGATAAAGCTGTTGCGACTACAGAGAGTATCAAAGAAACGGTCAAGCCGGTGTTTGATAACTGGCGTTCAGAAATCAATTTGAAATTCAATCGCATACAAAAATGTGCAGGAGCAGAGTTCAGAATGCTGAGAACAGAAATGTATCAAGAATTGGAGCGCAGAGCAGGATGTGACCTGAATACAAGATTGAGAAATAAGCGGAATCGAATGGTAGAAAGTGGATGCACAAAGACAACGATTAATGCACTCAACAAAATGGATATCATTGATGATGATAAGAAGCTGCGCGAGATTTTCTCGAAGATCGTAACTGAATACGAAATTAAATATTGTGCGTAGAAAGAATGTTCTAAACAGGAGGAAAGTCAATGAAAAATATTGATAGCCGATTGCACATACCCGGTGACAATTATGAAATCTTTCATTCTATTATTGGTTTTAAACTTGTCGATATATCAGCAAGCACAAGTGGAAGTCCAGAAGAACCGACGCTTTTATTAAAGTTTGTGAATGAACACCATGTTGAGATTGATGTCATCATTCAAGAATCTGGTGTGTTTGTCACTGAACCATTTGCGGTCAGGGAGGACTTAAGCATTGCTGATGATTGAAAAGGAGGATGCAAGTTGAAAGGAAAAACAATCATCAAATTCAAAAATTGAGACAGGTTGGAACTTCCAGAAGGAATGTATAACATTCTGGATTTCGCCAACAGTGGTTTTTCAGAATGCTGTTGGAAAGACGGAACAGCCAGTAAAAAAGTGACGTTCCGCTGGGAAGATGTGCTCTATGTCAAAACTACAACACAGAGCACACAGGAAAATTTCTAAAAATTATTCGTTTCTGGAAGAATAGGTATCTGAAAGACCAAATTGACAGTTCTAATGCGCAGGAAAGTTTCTTATAAGAAAGAGAGGTGGAAAAAGTGACGGAATTAAAAGTTGTCAGAAATCTCGAATCAGGAAAACTGATGCGTGGAGATAATGAACTCGGAAACGCAAAGTATTTCTTGCGGAAAGAAAACGGCGAAGAAGTGTATTTGGAAGATATAATCGCAAGCCTGGCGTTCAGCCTTGGAGAACAGGTGGAAGAAAATATTAAAAAGGGCATAGATGAACCATATCTTGCCTATGCCCTTGATGTTTTGTCTAATGCACGCAGATTAGGCATTTGAAACACTGGATGAACATTTTATTTCTTTCCCAAATTTAAGAAAAAGTGTTCATCGTGTGTTTCCAGAAGTTCAGAGAACTCTTTGCGAATTTGAAAATACTTTTGGCAAATATGACCATCGTCAAAATAAGCATGTTCCAATTCGCGACTTAACTTCAAAATAGCTAAATCATGAGCAATTTGTAACTTGTCCATAAAAACACCTCCTTTCATAAGGAGAGTATATCACATAAAAAATTGGAGTGATATAAAAATGGTAAAAGCGTTAATCCTGTCAGCTCTGATCGGTGGTATGTCACCGTACCTGCCGTTCTGGAGATTTGACAGAGCATCACAGCCGGTTGCAGTGGCAATCGTAATATCTATCTTATCATTCGTGGTTATTTACCCGGATGAAGCAAAGAAAATAGGAGGAAAAAGAAAGATGATTAATACAAAAGCAGGAGAACTTACACTCAAAGGAAGTAAAGCGGAATTAATAGCTGACTTAGCTGTTATCGTTCGGGGAATCAAAGTAACTATTATGGAAGACGATAAAGAAACAGAGGAATCTGTGAAGCAGGATATTGACAAAGCGGTCAAAGTCGGATTGATGAACGAATAAGAATTTCAAACTTTTCAAAAAGAAAAAATCAAAGAAGCTGCATTAGCGTTTGTTGATGGTTTGCTTGGAGGGATTTTCAATGAAGATAAATGATTTTGATAAGACCGTAGATGAACTGTACCAGTTGTGCAGACGGGTTCAGAAAGAAACCGGCAGAACGGTAGCGTTTCATTTCGCAAACTACAAGATCGGATGCAGCCTGCACATCAATATATATAAGAAAGAATCATTAAGAGAGTTCGATATGTATAGCATTGCAGAGGGCGGTTATCAGCAGGAAGAAAATGTGAAGAAAGTAACTGACCATTTAAACAAAATTTTGATGGACAACAAATGTCCGTATTGTGAGGAGGATTGTGATGGAGAAAGAAAATAAGATGGATTTCAGAGCAGAGACCGTAGCCGAGGAATACGCCGAATTAGTTGGCAGACTAAAGGCGTTCAAAGCATACCTCGATTCTAGCGAGAGCGTAATCATCGACAAGAAAATTTGTATCGCTATGTTAGGTCTCGACTCAGATTAAAAGTTGGCTCCATGGGTACCGGAAATACCACATGGAGCCGCGTATCTAACTTAATTTGGCTAAGTTAAATACAGGACAAGTATAACACACCTTCCTGTATTTATCAAATAAATAATTAGGAGGGCATTTTTTATGTCAAAAACACACATCCAGAACGCAGAAACACCAACACTTGCAAGTGAGATCATTTCCGACCTTGAGGAAGAAAGACGGAAGCTTAAGGCTGAAAACAAGAATCTCAGAGAAACAGTTGTAACACTCGGCTTAATGCTGACAAGGATATTGAAAGAGGGTGATATACCATATGAAGATGCGAGATGAGAACCAGGTACTTTTATCTGGTGACATTCCGGCAGGGTTTGTATTCTCACATGAAGAATACGGTGGAACCAAGATGTACGAGGGAAGAATGACAATATTTAGAAAGAGCACATCTTATGACATTCTTCCGATTATTGTGCCGGAATATATGATTTCAAGAGAAACAGAGCTAATTGCCAGTGTATATGGCGAAATGCGAAGCCGTACAGTCCGGGAAGATGGAAAGAAAAGCCTTACAGCGTATGTAAGAGCAACGAACATTCAGTACCTTGAAAGATTGGAAGAACATGATGCAAACGAAGTTTATCTGACCGGATATTTGATTAAAAAGCCGGCAATAAAGATGATTGGTGCGAACAACGACAGGAAGTTGGCGAGAATACTTCTGGCAGTAAACAGAAAGAAGAAAGACGGATATACCAGATCAGACGCAATCAGTTGTTTGTGTTGGGAAGAAAATGCAGATGCCGTAGAGAATCTAAAAAAAGGAGCGAAAATCAAGCTCTGTGGAAGATTCCAGAGCCGGGAACTTTGGTCTGATCAGAGTCAAGAATGGGTAACAGCATTAGAGGTATCGGTAAAGAGATTGGAGATTTTGTAATATGAAAAAAATCGAAGTAAGAGAGATTAGATTGACCGACTTTAAAGGTCAGTCGGAAAAGAAAATAGAGTTCGGGCACAGAACAGTAGTTTCCGGGAAGAACGGATGCGGAAAAACTACACTGGCAGATGCTTTCATGTGGGTGTTCTGTGACAAGGACTACAGTTTAAAGAGCAACCCGGATATTAGACCGGATGATGGCAGAGAATGTCTGCCAAGAGTCGACATTGACCTTGTAATTGATGGAAAGCCGGTAAGCGTAGCGAAATTCCAGAAGCGCACAGAAAGTAAGCCAAAGGACGGAAAACCGGGCAAGGTTGCATTATCCAACAAATACGAAATCAACGGCGTTCCAAAAGCTGAAAGAGATTTTAAAGCTGATCTGAAAGAACGAGGGTTTGACTTTGATAATTTCCTTATGCTGTCTCACATGGAAATCTTCACAGACTTGAAAGATGCAGATGCCAGAAAGATTCTGTTTTCCATGTCAGACGGTGCCGGAAAATCAGATTTAGAGATTGCCAAGACAGTTCCAGATTGTGCCGAGTTGGTACCACTTCTGGAAACTTACAAGGCAGATGAAATTAAAGCTATGAACAGCGCGACACTGAAAAAAGCAGAGGAACAGTTAAAAGCTATTCCAAACCAGATCATCGGTATGGAACATTCAAAAGTTGATGCTGATGTCGCGGAACTGGAATTGCAGAAGAATGCCTTGCAGGAACAGATTTCTGACCTCGAAACGCAGATTGCACAGGCAGGGAACGAGAAAACCGGAAAGATTAAAGCGGAACTGGCAGGGTTAAGAACCAAACTGATAGAGATAGACTCAAAGGCTAAAGTGGACTTGTCAGAGAAGAAATCATCGGTTTGCAATAAAGTTAGCACTCTTGAATTAGACAGGAATATCAAAACATCAGAGTTGAACAGAAAGGCTTCTGCATTGGAGTACCTGAGAGCGCAGAAAAAAGATCTTCTTGAAAAATTGCAGAACGCCAGAACGCAATATCCCAAAATCAAGGATACAGAATGGGACAACACAGTTCTGGAAAGCATTAAATCCGAGACATTTAATGATACAGAGACCATTTGCCCGACTTGCGGTCAGATTCTCCCACCAGAGCAGATTGAGCAGTTGAAGGGAAAATTCGAGCAGAAGAAGCAGGAAAGAATCAATCAGCAGTTAAAAGCTAAGGAAGAATTGGAACAGGACAAGAAACGAAAACTTGATGAAGTTATCCAGGATGGAAACAAAGCGTCTGCCGGCATGAAAGAAGCACATAAGCAGGAAGAAACTCTCACATCTGAGATTTCCAAACTTACAGATGAATTAGAGCAGATCAAAACTTCGTTGGATGCAGAAAACAAGAATATGGAAGCTATACCAGAAGAACCAGACTTCTCAGGAAACGCCGAATATCAGCAGATTCTTACATCAATCAAAGAGAAAGAGCAGGAACTTAATTCTCTGGACGATGGAGAAGAAGCAAAGAAACAGCTTTCAGAGCAGTTATCCGGAAAGAAACAGGAATTGGCAGCAGTCAATCAGAAAATCGGAGAATCCAACAACAACGTCCGAATTGGCGAACAGATTGGGAAGTTGGAAGCCAGCAGGAAGGAATATTCCCAGAAGAAAGCTGACGCACAGATGATTCTGGATGAGCTGAAATCCCTGAGCATGGCGAAGAACACAGCCCTTGAAGATGCAGTAAACCAGTATTTTGACGGAGTTAAAGTGAAACTGTTCGACACACAGAAGAATGGTGAAGTCGTAGACGCTTGCATCTGGTACGTGCAGGACAAGGACGGTGACTGGAAGAAACTGATTGGGAATGCCAATACAGCCCTGATGATGAAAGGAAAAATTGCTATCATGGACGGCTTGCAGAAGTTTTATGGCGTGAGTTATCCGATATTCGTAGACTGTGCGGCAGAACTGGACAACAGCAGTCTGGCAGGAATTAAGGCAGATGCACAGTTGATTTTCTTGAAAGTTGCTGAGGGTGATATGACGGTAACGGAGATTTGAGAAAAGCGGAACAGCTATGAACTTGTTTGGCGACAGCATAGCTGCTCCACACAAAATATAGAGCAAACTATATTTGCTAATAGCATAACAGATAATTTTAGCTTAATCAAGCTACAGGTGATTTTGCACCTGAAAAGTGAGGAATGTGTTCACTCACTAGAATCCATGTAAATTTAATATTTGAGGTTTGACAGACCTGTGAATTTGCATGGGTACAAAACAGAAAATACGCTCTGATTCCAGAGTTCAGTGCGCTTGGAATTCTACAAAATAGCACAGGTAAGAAACGATACAATCACGCAAATAGCGTGTTGGCAAATATATAAAAAAATATAGAAAAGGAGAATTGCTATGGCAAACAAAACACAGTTAGCAACAGCAGGAGAACAGCAGGCTGCAATCGTAATTAACAACTCATTCATTGATGGATTGGTTAAGCAGCTTGAAAAAAAATGCGAATACGGTCTTTCGTTCCCAAAAGACTATAACCTCAGTAATGCACTTATGGGGGCATATCTGACTCTAAAAGAGACAAAAGACAGAAACAATAAGCCAGTTCTGGAATCTTGCACAGCTACAAGCATTGCAAACAGCCTTATGAACATGGCAACGCTCGGACTTTCAGTTCAGAAAAAACAGGGCTATTTCATTAGTTATGGCAATCAGTGTCAGTTCCAGAGGTCATACTTTGGGAACATCACAATCGCCAGAAGATACGGAATGAAAGATATTCACGCCGAGATCATCTACGATGGTGATGATTTTAAATATCATATCGAAGATGGAAATAAGATTCTGGATTCTCATGAACAGGATTTTATGAACATTGACAACGATAAGATTCTTGGGGCATATGCAGTGGTTCTGATGGAAGATGGAACAAAACATCTGGAAGTAATGAACATAAAGCAGATCAAACAGTCTTGGTCACAGGGCTATGGTTACAAGGAAAACGGCAATGGAACACATCAGAAATTTACTGACCAGATGGCAAAGAAAACAGTTATCAATCGTGCATTAAAGCAGATTATCAATAGTCATGGTGATATTTTCATTCAGGAAGTTGAGGAAGCCACAGAAGAAATTCCAAAGCAGGACATTATTGAACATGAAGTTGCTTATGAAATCGAGCAGAACGCCAATGCTGAAGAATTTATCCCAGACGAGCCGGCAGCAATCGAAGAACAGCCTAAACAGCCAACAGTCGCAGAAGTCGCAAAGACTGCCGAGAAAGAACCAATTCCGGCAGCAGGACAGGAACCAAGCATCCCAGATTTTATGAAGCAGGAGGAAATGTAGAAGGGAAGCTACATTAATATGGTAGGAACATTAGCAGAAGCATTCAAAAATATGGAGAATGGTCTTTATGACTACACGGAGGATGGAAAATGTGTAGGGTGCGGTGCTTGCTGTTCCACCCTGCTCCCAGTTTCCGGTAAAGAGATAAAAGAAATCAGACGGTACATCAAAAAGAATCATATACAGGAACAGCAACACAATTATCCAGTCAAGAATCTTGGGCTTGACCTGACCTGTCCGTTTTTGAATGATTCAAAAAGGAATAATAAATGTGAGATTTATCCGGTCAGACCGGAGATATGCAGAAGCTTCATGTGTAATGACCCACACGGAGCGAGACAGAATAAGAAGTTATTGCATAAGAAATACGAACCGGTTGACATGAGAGAATTATTCTTCGGAGATGATCGAACATGATGTACTTTGACTGCATCAATTTTGATCGGTGCGATTCTGGAAAGTTCGGAAAATATATGGCTTGTATCGGGCGGTGTGAGAACTGCCCGTACTATGAGTCAGTAAAAGACTATTTCGAGAAACGGGGTGAGAACTATGAGGATTATATCCCAGAATGGAGAAATCAATCTTCCGTATGAAATGACAGCATTGATTGTTTCGGAAAATTACATACAGGCGGTATTTGCCGGAGGAATACAGCAGAGTCCATATGTGATGGCAGTTTATGAAAGCCGAGAAAAGTGTCAGAAAGCAATGGAAATGTTAAATAGAGTGTATGCAGGAATGTTTTTATCACAAAATATTGAAATGAGTGATGACGATTACGAGGAATGTATAAAAATGGCTGCAAGAGGTTTTGGAATCATCAAAACTATGATTAGCAGTCCAGATATGAAATTTGAACCAGCAAACATTGTATTCAGATTTCCAAAGGATTATGAGGTATGAAAATGAGCCATAGCAGTTTATATGGAATTGATAGGGATTGCAAAGGAAAGGTTATTAAAGAGTTCAAAAATTTATGGCTGTTCGCACCTGCTATATGGGATGTTTTGACAGAAAAATATATTCCACCACGGAAATTGATAAGCCATGGATTTAAGAGAAATATCATTTTTGATGCTTCTCTTTGGCACGAAATAAGCAATGAAATCAATAATTGCGACAATACAGCAGACAGGATTTGCTGGGAAATTTCTGTCGGGCATGTTTTCTTCACAAAAGATAAGAGCTGTGTGGCAAATGCAATAAGAGACTTTGTTAAGCAAAACAATAATTATTGCAGAGACATCGAGGATAATGTCACGGTGTTGGAAAGAGAACACATCATTGAAAGATTCGAAGAGATTGCTAGCGCAATAGAGTTATTAGCGGAAGATACACCGTATTTTGTAATGAAGAATACTTCTTTTGACGATAGCGTAGAAAGATGGTTCAGAAAATACGATGATAAGAAACATGAATATGTAGAATCTAGTCTTAATCAGGTTCATGAATCTGTTACAGAATTTGTAGTGATCGAAGATGGAAAAATCGTGAATTTCATAAATAATTTGGAATTTGAATATTGAAAGTGAGGTGATGAAAAATGTTCATGAGAGTGATAAACACAGGCAGTCAGCCGGGAAACTGCTATGCGCTTAAATCCGAATCCGGCGAAATCTTACTTCTGGATTGTGGATGTAGATACTCGGAAATTCTGAAAGGAATTTCTTATAGGATATCGGACGTTTTGGGGTGTTTAATAAGTCATGAACATGGTTGATTAAGGTGACCATAAGAAGTCGTACAAAGAAATATTGAATGCAGGCATTCAAATTTACACCAATGACGAGACAGTTGAGAGTGCAAACGCAATCTCTGGTGAATTGATGATCGGCTTACCAGAAAAGAAATCGAAGGACATAGGTTCGTTCCGGGTAACACCTTTCTACGTCCCACACGACAAGACACCAAACTTTGCATACATGATATCTCATGAAGAATGTGGACGACTGATATATGCGACAGACTTCTCATATTTGCCGTTCACATTTAAGAACATGAGAATAAATCACTTCCTTATAGAATGTAATCATCTTGACGAATCGCCGGAGCAGGATTCATTTAAGTTTGAACACTCCATCCGGGGGCACAGCAGCTTATCTACTGTAAAAGAGATTATCCGAGTGAACAAGACCGCTTCGCTCAGAACCATAACGCTGTGCCACCTGTCAGAGGGATGGGGAAATCCGGAAGTGATGCAGAAAGAGATACAGGACGTTGCAGGGGATGATGTTCTGGTGCAGATCGCAAGACCGGGGCTGAATGTTAATTTGAATTTATGCCCGTTTTGAAAGGAGAAAGAAATGAAAAATAGATGGATTCCAGTAAGTGAGAAAATGCCAAAAGAAAGAGATTCAATATTTGCTAAGTTTAAAGGAACAAGTAAATGGAAAGAAGCAATGTTCGAGAAAATTTCCGAAGATGTTTTGGTTACAATTTTGTTTAAGCAGACTTTGTTTATTCAAAGCGCGCATACAGTAGATGGTAAATGGAAGAATGATTTATTAAAACTGGGTGGGAAAGTAGTGGCATGGATGCCGTACCCAGAGCCGTATAAGGAGAATTAAATATGGTATCAACAAATTTGAAAGACTGGAAAGAAGTCACCAAAGGCATTTACAGATATGTGATCTCTGCAAATGCTGCATATGAAATCCATATTAATTATTGGAATATGAAAACAGATATTCTGACCGCAGACGCAAGTTTATATATTGTCGGGGATTGGCACTCAGATGATGGCAAGAATACCATAGAAAGAGAATGCTTGCTTGAGTCAGGACCGGTTATGGCTTGCCTTGGCGAGGCTGTAGAGGATGATAGAGAGAATAACAGTTAATTAAAAAAGCACCGACTATTTATCGGCACTTTTTACAAAATCTTGGAGAACAGTAATGACCAGATTATTAAAACTCCTGTTCTCCTGCTTGGCAATCTGCTCAAGTTGTTCTTTAAGCTGTATTGGGAACGTGATGTTAGTTCTGGTTTTATCAGACTTGATAGTCATGTGAAATCCCTCCCTTGTTTTTAGAACATTGTAGCATTTTTGATTATCGGTGTCAATCAGGTACCAAAGTGGTATCATTTTTATCTTGCAATGCAGGTATCGAAGTGATATCATGATGGTATCAAAGACACACCGAAAATGAATCGAGGTGATAAGTTTTCAATAATGAAAAAAATAAATTACAGACAAATTTATATGATAAAAAGTCAACGTGAGAAAAAAATAAAAGAAATATGCCCGGGTATTCCATATTCAAGCGGCATATATGCTTTTTACAGAACTGATGAAGCGGGAATAAGAAGAAGCTACGTAGGGCAGGCAGTTAGCCTTTGCGAGAGATGCGCGAGCCATTTAGGAGAATACGATCACATAGCGTTAAGTCTTAAAAAACATAAATTTTACAGTGAAAGTAACCCCACTGGATGGAAGCTTACATATATGATGTGCAAAAAAAGTGAACTCGACCAGAAAGAAATTGAAACGATCAAATCTTTTGCTGACAAAGGTTTTCAGATGTATAACATCACAGTGGGTGGGCAGTCGACAGGAAAGCAAGTAACAGGACAGTATAAACCGCCAAAGACATATATGCAAGGCATACAGCAAGGCAAGAAAACTCTTGCCAGAGAGCTGTCGCACATCATCAACACGCACCTGCAAGTTTCACTGAAGCCAGAGAAGCAGGGTAACAAAGTATCAATCCGGGCTTTTGAAAAGTTCCAGAACCTGATTGATGAGAAAACGTACGAATAAAAAATGAAAGGAGCTTGCCTTCATGTGACGCAAGGGTGCACCGGGCTTCTTTGAAATATGAAATTAAAATGCGAAATATACAGAGACTCAATGCAAAATTACAAGAAATATGCAATTCCAAGAGCACAGCTCGTTATAGCTGATGTTCCGTATAATGTAGCGAATAATTTTTACGGGAGCAACCCTATGTGGTATGTAGGGGGGGATAATAAAAATGGCGAAAGTAAACTAGCGGGAAAAGCTGCCTTTAATTCAGATTTTAATTTTAACTTATATGAATACTTTCACTTTTGTTCAAGAATGTTAAAAAAAGAAGATACAACACCTGTACCAAGAGGAAGAAGTAGCAATTCTCCATGCATGATTGTATTTTGCTCGTTTGAACAAACACAAACATTGATTAAAGCTGCTGAAAAACATGGTTTTGTGCATTATATCCCGCTTGTTTTCATAAAAAATTACAGCCCTCAAGTATTAAAAGCGAATATGCGTGTGGTTGGAGCTACGGAATACGCATTATTGTTTTACAGAGACAGGCTTCCTAAGTTTAGGAACGGCGTTCAGACTGACGAAAACGGAAAAACAATCAGAGGTACAGGGCACATGGTTTTTAACTGGTTCGATTGGGAGAAAGATGGAAAAGATATTCCTAAAATTCATCCGGCACAAAAGCCAGTCAAACTTTTAAAAAGATTGATTGAAACGTTTACTGATCCCGGAGATGTAGTAATAGACCCATGTTGCGGAAGCGGGGCAACGTTAAGAGCTGCACATGAAATAGGAAGAAATGCTTTCGGATTTGAAATTGATAGAAATTTCTTTAAGAGAGCAAAAGAAGAAATGCTTGTTTTTGAGGAAAACAGTCAGATAAGCATAGAAGATTTTTTATAAAGGAATCGTAAAAATGGATAATTTTAGACATCGGAAACATATGGAATGGAAGCAGAACCGCCGGGATATTTATTATTTTATTTTGAAATACTCAAAATCGCATAAAGGCACACCGACGACAAGAATTATATCTGATGAACTGGAAATTAGCATGACAGCCGTTCAAAGACACCTGAGACAGTTCGAAGAAGATGGATTGATCGTATTTCACGGAACCGGTTCGCACAGGACATACGAACTGATAGGAGTAAAGAAACATGAAACTGTATGACGTATACGACGGTTCAAAGTATATCGGGGAGCTGACGCTTGCTGAAATATCAGAATTGACAGGAAAGACAAGAAGCCAGATATCGCAGGCAATCAGCGGGGCATATGACATTAACGGAAGATATGCGGTCATATATGATGGACAACAAACAATCGCATACTCAAACAAGAATGATCGCAGGATGCTGATGGAATTTGACATTCTGACTCAGAAGATAAGGAGGGCTGTTGGTTGGGGAAGTTGAAAATTAAAAAATCAAAGAATCAAAGAAGCTTAATCCCGGCGCCACTTAACATAACTGGCTTTACAATGGAGCAGGCTTCCAGACAGACTGGCGTAAGAATTGAATCTCTTAAAGCGTATTTGGATTCAAAAGAACAGGAAATTAGAGAACAGCTTATCAAAGAATCACAGGAAAAGCTGTGGAAAGCAGAAGATTATATTGCCGTGGCAAATATTTTAATTTCTGTTATTGTAATCAAGAAAACATGGGGATTCAAGAAAGCAAACCAGAATTTCATTGATAAGATTACCGAAGCCGAAAGATATGTTGAGGAAATCGGCGTTGAAGCAGCATACAAGGAAATTAAGGAAGAAATGGGTTTGCAGATTGAATTTGATTCTTTTGATATTAACAAGGAATTTGGATTCGGAGAGTATGAGGAGAAAGGATGAAAGCAATAGATGTAATCAGAGAGCAAGTAGAACAAGGCGTAATTTACGTAGAAAAAAACGGGGAATTTTGGAAAATAGCAAATAAAACAAATGACCCTTTTAAAATAATTCCCATAAAGCCGAAACGAATGGAAGTAAGACTAAAATCTGGATACTTAGGAATAGTTGTATGGAAAGATGGGAAACAGTATTTGATGCTTGCACACAGAGTAATGTGGGAACTTTTCGTTGATAAAATACCAGATAAAATGGACATAAATCATAAGAACGGAAACAAGCAGGATAATAGACTGAAAAATTTAGAGATAGTAACTAGAAGCCAAAATTTGAGACATGCAATAAATACAGGACTTAAAATATACAGCAATTATCCTAAACAATACTCAGAGAAAGCAAAACAACTTCGGAATACAGGAATGTCGTTTTCAAAAATAGGTGAGACTTTGGGAATATCTCAAACAACTGCGTTTAAAGCAGTAAAGTTTAAATCGTGAACAGCGTTGTGCCGGTTATGGCAGAAGCACTTGTGAAAGCTAATTGCCCGTATCTAAAAGTTGGAGAGCGTAAAGCCGCACCGGTGATTTATGTGCAGAATAACGGACAGGTAGCATTTGGATAGGAGAAAAATGAAAGTTCGATTAATAGATGTAGATGGACATAACTTTCCTAATTTGCCACTAATGAAGCTATCTGCTTATCACAAGAATCATGGTGATGATATCGGATGGTACAATCCTTTGGTCGAATGGCAATCCCCCCCCGACAGGGTATATATGAGTAAAGTATTTACATTTACACAAGATTATCAACACCCTGTTTGCGGAAAAGAAATAATAAAAGGCGGAACAGGATATGAATATCCATCAGGAGGAAAGTGCCTTCCAGAAGAGATAGAACATATTTATCCAGATTATAGTTTATATCCTGAGATGTGTAAAGATACCGCATACGGTTTTCTTACAAGAGGATGTCCTAGAGCGTGTCTGAAAAACATTTTAAATTGTTTATTTTAACCAAATTAATATTGAGGCGATACAAATAAATCCCAAGTAGGTTGCAGCTAATTTGTCATAACGTGTAGCGATTCGTCGGAATGCTTTTAATTTCAGAAAATACTTTTCTACTAAATGGCGTTCTTTGTATAACCACCAATCACAATGACGTTCAAATTTAGCTCCCTTTCGGGATGGAATGGTTGGCTCTCCACCGCGGGCGTACACATAATCAAGTAATTTATTACTGTCGTATCCTCGGTCAGCTAACACATTGCTTCCGTTTATTTCAATTTGATCGAGCAAAGGGATTGCATAATTGATATCATTACGCTGTCCCTCACTGATCATTAAATAAACTGGATATCCATAGGCATCTACTGCCGCATGGATTTTGGTGCTGGCTCCTCCACGGCTATGCCCGATTTCATTTGAAGGCCCCCTTTTTTTGCACCGGCACTATGCTGGTGCGCCTGGATAATAGAAGCATCAATGGATAATTCTTCCAATTCTGCTTCAAGACTTAAAATACGGAAAATATTATCAAGGATACCATCATCGATCCATTTTCGGAATCGGCTATAGACAGTTTTCCATGAACCATAACGTTCAGGAAGATCGCGCCAAGGTGACCCACTACGTGCAAGCCATACAATTCCATTCATAATGATACGATTGTCTTTCCTTGGACGTCCTTGTTTTCCAGTATTTTCAGGAGGTAATAAAGGTTCAATGCGAAGCCATTCTTCATCAGTCAACTCATATCGTCTCAACATAGTGAACACCCCTTTTTCTTTATTTTATCATGAAAAAGGGAAATAAAACATGCGTTTTGTGCAATTTTTATTTTTCAGACACGCTCTAGGGGATGCGATTTTTGTATCGTAAAGGATAAAGAGGGAAAGAAAAGCTGTAAAGTAGCTGATTTATCTGAATTTTGGAATGGACAAAAGAACATTGTCCTACTTGATCCAAACATGTTTGCTTGTAAAGACTGGAAGGATTTAAGCCAGCAGTTAATAGATAGCAAAGCATGGATAGATTTTTCACAGGGCTGTGACATTCGGATTATGACCGAGGAAAAAGCAGAATGCATTAAGCGGATGAAAATTAAGCTAATACATTTTGCGTGGGATAGATATGAAGACAAAGATCTCATCGTTCCTAAATTGAAAATATTTAAAGAATTTACAGGATGGAACAGGTCAAGAGTCGCAGTATACGTTTTATGTGGATTTAATACGACAATAGAACAAGACTTGGAAAGAATATACACGATTCGAGATATCGGTTTTTCACCTTATGTGATGATTTATGACAAATACAAATTAAAGAAACGTGATCCGCTGAAAAGAATGCAGAGATGGTGTAATTCAAGATTTATTTTCAATACATGTGAACGGTTTGAAGATTACAAAGGTTAATGCAGTGACATAGGAAGTATTAACACAGAAATAATGGAGGACTGCACAATAGCGTGTCAGTTGCTTACATACGGAAAGTGAGGATGAAAATGGATAAATTAAAACCTTGTCCGCTTTGTGGAGGAAAAGCAATAACCGAATGTTGGGCTAGCGGCGGCATTATGTACATGGTTAAGTGCGGTAATCCAGATTGCGCTGTACCAGCGGAAGGTTATCCTTCTGGAAGAAATTTGATAGCTGTAAGAGAACAGTGGAATCGAAGAATAAATGACAAGGAGGATAGTAATAATCATGAACTATAAAACACAATATTATAAAGGAATCCCACTTAATTTAATTTCCAGAAAATACAAAAATATGAAAGCAAAGAGATTCGTAATAAATCACACTAATCAAAATGTGTGGATTCCTAACAAACATCTCAAAGAAGATGGAACAATAAAAGAAAAAGAGAATATTGATTATGTGTTTAGAAAGTCAATACGAAAATTAGAATTAGCAGGAATAACTCCGACGATAATTGAAAGCAGAATTTCATGACAAAAATAAGGAGGGCGACTGAATTAATGGGATATTGTAAATTACCTTGTCCAGAGAACGAAGTGCAATGTTGCATCTGCTGTACTAAGCAGGGTTCGTGCCAGTATAAATGTGATGATATGGACAGTTATGAATACGCGGAGGAATGTCCGGATTATGTAAAACAGGAGGAATAACAGTATGTACGATTGGGAGGATGAAGAATTTTACGAAAACAGCCCATATACAGATGAAATAGAAGCGTTGCAATCAGCAATTCGAAACTCTATAAAAAAAGAAGTGTTGGAAGAAATGAACCGTCTACAGGAAGAAAATAGAAAGCTTCAGGGAATCAAAGAGCATTTTGAGAGCGTAAAAAGAGATTATGAAAGAAAAAAATCAGAATGTGACCGGATTATTGCAAACGCAGAATATAATGCGAGAACAGCCAGATTTAGCGAACTGATGAAAGATCACAAAGTAATACGATGGAACGTGAGCTACAAATTGGCATATGGAGCGAAATGTGACAAGTGTGACAATTCCAGACACATAGAAATAACGCTTCCGTCCGGGAGAGTAGTTGATGATATCTGCAAGTGCAATACAAAAAGCCGACGGTTGTTTTTCCCGGCTCCGCGTGCATTGTATGAAATTTCTGATAAGCATGGGCTGATGGGATGGTATAAAGAATGTACTTCTTCCGATGGTGAAAAATATTATACTATTTCAGATGGATATTTCACAATATGTGATGGAAATAGTAAAAAGGCGATAGAGAAATTAAAAAATTACGATGAGGAAGGAAATGGGAATGCCTTATTTGACAGTAAGGAAGAGTGCCAGAAGATTTGCGACGAGCTAAACAAAAAGCAGGGACATCCTGAATGGATTTACAAGATGGATGGCACACCAGTCATGGAGGATAGAGAATGAGACTAATTGATGTTGATGAATTAAAAAAGCAGATCGCTGGAATGACAATTAAAAATCACTATTCAGCAAAAAGAGCGAATGCCTTGTGCAAGCTATTAGAAGAACAGCCGACTGCTTTTGATGTGGAAAAGGTTACGGATGAAATTTTAAGAGCAAGCTGTATAGCAAGACCCATGGGGTGGGATCGTAAAAGGGAAATTATTGAAACGCATACGGCAATTGAAATCGTGAAAGGCGGTGGAGTTGAATGAGAGAAATTCTTTTTAAGGCAAAACGGAAAGATAATGGCAAATGGGTTGAGGGATATTATTACAAAATGTCTGAAACAACCTATTGTTTTAAAGAGGACTATGAACGAAAACCAGTATCAGAACATCACTATATTTTGCAAGAGAGAATGACTGACTGGGGACTCCCAAATCAGATAGTACAGATTGAAATTGATCCAAAAACCCTCTGCCAGTTCACGGGACTATGCGATAAGAACGGAAACAAGATTTGGGAAAATGATATTCTGATGGCGCACTTGGACGAATCTTACCCGGAAGATGTGACATATGAAACCGTTAAATGGAGCATGTCAGGATGGGTAGGGTACGAAACCGGTAGCACGGATAAACAATATCTTGATAAATTCGATCTGGAACATTATGAAGTAGTTGGGAATATTTTCGACAATCCAGAATTATTGTAGGAGGAACACAAATGAGTAGTGCAAGCGTAAGATTCGGGACAAAAGCGTATGTATGCGCAAGATATTTTCTTAGACCAGGTAAATGTTTCAAATATGTCGACCAGCGCGGAGAAGACGCCACAGAACACGTCTATGAGGTCATGGCATTATATCCGTATTGCGTATTGTTAAGAGATACCAGAAACGGAGTTAGAACTTGCCCGGAATACAATAGCCTGAGCCTGATGCTGAGAGGAAGTGAAGCGAATGAGTAAATCAGTATTAGTGATTGACACACCAGAAAATTGCTATAATTGCCCGTTCGGAACTGCATACTGCGGCGAACTTGAATATGTGGGTTATTGTGAATTAGCTGACTGTTTAGATTATGATGTAATTCTGATGACAGAAGAACATTATGATTGCGAAAGTAAATCAAGACCTGAATGGTGTCCATTGAAGCCATTGCCGGAGGAGAAAGAAGAGGAATATTGGAGAAGTAAGCTTAGTCTTGCATGGATTCGAGGTTGGAACACTTGTATTAGCAAAATTACAGGAGGCGAAGCAGATGGAGAGACTAACACTTGACGATATGATAAAGGCACTTAAATGCGTTGCCAGCCAGGATACTGTAGGCGATTGCTATGCAGACCACGAAAACTTCATGCATATGCATGATAAGCATAAACGCATTGTCTGTGGAACTGGCGAGGATTTAAGAGATTATATCGGTGGAAAGGAAGCGGTTGGCTGCCCGTATCATCAAAACACTTATGGATGTTGCTTCGAAGACGGGGAGCTGTATTGGCTGAAAGATGTCACGGAGCTGTTAGAAGAACTGAAATCTTACAAAGAAGCAGAAGAACAGGGCTTGCTTGTGAGATTGCCATGTAAGGTCGGAGATGATGTGTATATTATTCCAAGTCCACCTATATACGGATTAAATATTTTTTACGGGTGCGAAAATGTTAATAGGGTATATCATCAGCATATCGAATCAATTACATTTGCCGGTAGCCACTGGTATGCGACAGGCCGTAATGAATATAAGGAAAAAGTGCTTAATGATACTGCTTTTGGAACGACATGGTTCCTCACCCGTGAAGAAGCTGAGAAGAAGCTAGAGAAGCTTCAAAATAATGCCTGAAACAGCGTTTTCGTTGAAAGAATAGGAGAGATATTTATGTTTGCACAAATCAAAGACATAAAAGATTACATTCATAAGTGCAATGTTGAGAAGTTGCCCATCACTTATGATGATAAAATGGAAGTGAATTTATTCGGCAATAAAATTTTAGTAGAAAGAAATGAATGGTTATGGCATTTACATTTAAAATTAACTGATGTATGCAATGCAAAATGCTTCTTCTGTGTGGAGCAGAACGCTGAACGTTGTGAAAATGCAGAGTATTTCGTAAAACAAGTTGATGAAATGTTAACTGAAATGGAAAATGCTGGTATTTTATATTCTGTTTCCGTCACAGGTGGTGAACCATTGTTGTTTAAGAAGTTTGACAAACTATGTGATGTATTAAGAAATCATAATATTAAATTTCTTACAATGAATACAAATGGTAAATATTTAGAAGATAATCTTGATAAAATTGATGGGTTGTTTGATTTTGTGGATATTAGTCACCATGCAATTTCTGATAAGAGAAATAATGAAATTTTTGGTACATATATGCCTTCCTTATCTGACTTAAAACGTATCAAAGGTAAATTAGTTAAAACAAAAATGAGATTGCAATGTGTATTATGTGACGCAAATACGATTGAAAATGTATTAGAAATGATAGATGCGTATTCGTTTGCGGATGATTTATCTTTTAGAAAGCTCATGAAGTTGAGTGACCGGAGTGGAATTAAATATGACGATAAAGAGAAATTATGCGATGAGATTCTTGAATATGCATATAATCATTTTGAGTTAGTAGAGCAAACAATTCAAGATTATTATGTATATGAAATATGGAAATGTAAAAATACATTAATTACTTTTAGTTATTCAAATATGAAAATGTTAAGCGAAGTTGAGAAAACAGAAGATGATCATGTTTGCAGAGAATTTATTATTCATCCAGATGGCACGATCTCAGGTAGTTGGAATAAAAATATGAAAGTGATTAAGAATTGAAATGTTGTTTTCGAAGGAGGATTAAAATGAAACCAGAAGAAGCAATTAAAATCTTACAGGAACGTATTGGCTTAACTAAAAGGGTCTGGTCGAATGTACCAGAAATTATTGAGTACCGTGAAGCATTAGAATTAGCAGTTAAAGCGTTAGAAAATCAGACCCCAATGAAACCAAATAATATAAAATCTATTTTTGATTTTTCCGGCAGATACTATACGACAAAGGGAAATTGCCCAGTTTGTAATAGAGAGGGACTTTATAAATCAGATTTTTATTGTAATAAGTGTGGACAGAAATTAGATTGGGGTGAGGAAAATGGCAGATAAAACATGCAAAACTTGTATTGAAAACGACAACGGGCTGTGTGACCGCAAAGGCATCCTGATAGAGGAAGATGATAGCTGTGAAAATCACACAAAAAACTGGATGGACTCTTTAATGGAGAAATTCATCCGAAAATCAATGCGGTAAGGGTGGAAATGCCATTACCAGACGGGAAGGTGGCTAAATGACAAAGGTGAGTTGGATTCGATTAGAAATTGATATGTTTGACAACAAGAAAATCCGACATATCAGAAAACTTCCAGAAGGAAACAATATCGTGCTGATCTGGATGATGCTCCTGACAATGGCAGGGCGTTGTAATTCAAACGGAATTATCTTTCTGACGGAGAATATTCCATATACAAATAAAATGCTGGCTGACGAACTGGATTTTGATGAGAGTGTGATCGAACTTGCACTCACAATTCTTGAAAAGTTCGGCATGATAACCAGAGACGGAACATTGCTTTCAATCCCCGGATGGGAAGAGCACCAGAACATTGACGGGCTTGAAAAAATCAGAGAGCAGACAAGAAAACGAGTTGCCGAGCATAGAAAACGCCAGAAAGAATTATCAGAGGAAGAACGTACGCCAGAGATTCCAGAGCAGATTTCTTGCGAAAAAGATTTAGTCAAGCCCGGAGATGTGCAGAAAGTGGTTGATGAGTGGAATAAACTTCAGCAGTTCGGGATTCAGCCAATTGCGCGGATGACGGCAAGGCGAACACAAATGCTGAAAGCAAGAATCCGAGAATACGGCATGGACAAGGTAATGGAAGCATTAAAAAATGTGCAAAACAGTGACTTTCTCATGGGAAAGAAAACTGATTTTATGATAAATTTTGAATGGTTCGTGAAGCCAAACAACTTCTTAAAAGTACTCGAAAACAAATACCATAACAGGGAGGATATGCGAAATGGAACTGGCGCAGCTCAAAGAAATGTCGAACCACTTGTCCCGCTTGGAGAATGGAACGGAGAAGAAACAGACACCCCGTTCGCTTGAATGTCCTGAATGTGGGAACAGCGGGTGGAGATGGGTAAGAGACGCAAGTGGTATTCCTTATTGTGAGGAATGCCCTTGCGGAATCAGAAAGAGAACAATCCTTGAAAATCAGTTGAAATTTGCAGAGATTCCAAACGTGTTTAAAGACTCAAATTTCAACGATTTGAAGTCAAATGTATATTTGAACGCTGAGAGCCGAAAAGTATTTTCTCAGGCAGCTCAGGCGGTAAATTATTGGTTTAAAAACCTTCCTGATATGCAGAAGAAAGGAATAGGGCTATATCTTTTCTCAAATGCAAAAGGTTCTGGCAAAACCAAAACAGTATGCAGCTTGGCGAATGAAATCATGAAAAAATACCAGAAGCCTGTAAAATTCACCACGTCTCTCAGAATTCTTGATGAAATCAAGAACACATGGGGAGCCAAAGAGAATGCAGAAGGAAAGTTAATAGAGGATTTGTCCAGAACAGAAATCCTTATTATTGACGATTTCGGCGCTGATTCTGGCAAGGACTGGATTAACGAAAGATTCTATAGCATTATTAATGGACGGTATGTTGATAGGAAAATTACTATATTCACAAGCAACTGCCAGATATCAGAACTGAAATATGATGAGAGAATCACAAACAGGATTCTGGAGCGGTCACTTGAAATCCCGTTTCCGGAAGAATCCGTCCGGGCACATATGGCACAGCATATCAGAATGGAAATGGTGCAGGGGATGCAAAAATGAGAACAATAAGCGAAATGTACAGGCGTTCCGGGGGAACTGCGTATCAGCACAATTGTTCTGAGTGCAGATTTTATAGGGACGGAAAGAGGGGAAAATGTCTGATGTACGGCGGTGATCGGGACTGGCATGGAAATTTCATTGCCTGTAAATTCTTTAATCTCGAAGATGATATGCCGGAAGGACAGATGAATATTTTCGATTATGTGTGAAAGAAAGGAGGAACGAGGAACCGCTGGCCAGCGAAAGGATATCCCGGTTCCTCCTTATTTTTTTATGAATAATGACGACTTGAAATATGCAATTGAGAATGGTATCATCAATTTGTCTCACATACAAGAGCAAATTGAAATGAATAAAAGAGAAGAAATTTTAAAAGAATACAGGGGCAGCATGTGGAAAGCATCTGACGGATACTGGAAAATCCGTATGACTTATGATGAAACCGGACAGAGAAAGATGTTCAAGCGTAAGTGTAAGCAAGACCTGGAAGATTTGATTGTAAAGACTCACCGGGAAAAGATTGAGAATCCAAAGATAAAAACAATATTCGAGGAATGGGCGCAGCGTAAATTTGACTTAAAAAAAATATCTGTGCAGACTTACCAAAGATATCATCAGGATTTTGTTCGTTTTTTTGGAACGCTTGGCGAGCAGAAAATCAGAAACCTTGAACCGGGTGATATCAGCAATTTCTTGGAAGAACAGATCAGCGAACACAATCTAACCGCCAAAGCCTTTTGTAACCTCAAAACAATTACCAGAGGTACCCTAAAGTGGGCGAAGCGCAACAAGCTGATTGACTGGAATGTGCAGGAATTATTCTATGACTTGGATGTCACAGATAAATCTTTCAAAAAAATCATTAAAGAAGACTCTAAGGAAGTTTTTAATGATGCAGAGATGAGAAGAATCATAGAATATCTGAAAGAAAACCAGGATATGGTAAATCTTGGAATATTGCTTATGTTTGTAACCGGTCTGAGAGTTGGTGAGCTAAGCGCTTTGAAGTGGGATGACTGGGATTCAAACACCGGAATAGTCAGAATCCGAAGAACCGAAGTCAGACATTATGAAAACCACAAAGGGATTTTCGAGGTCAAAGATTTTCCAAAGACAGAAGCCGGAATAAGAAATGTAGTAATTCCACAGGGGTGTGCATGGATTATTCAAAAGCTCAGGAATATGTCCGTATTTTGCGAATATATATTCTTTACGGACGGCCACAGGATAAACACCTACTCATTCAGAAACCGGCTCCGGACAGTATGCAAGAACACTGGATGCGTTCAAAAATCACCGCACAAAATACGAAAAACCTATTGTACAATCCTCTTAGACCACAGCGTAGATAACCAGATGGTAATATCACAAATGGGCCACGCCAACATCTCATGTTCAGAAACTTATTATCACCGAGACCGAAAGAATCTTCAAAAAAAGCAAAAAATCATGGACAGCATAGATGAATTTATGGTAGTATCGAGATAGTTTTTGGTCATTTTTCAAAGAGGGAACAGCTAGGGAACAAAAAGGAACACCCTGTAAAAGTTAGAAATGTTGATTTTATGGGAAAGATAGCAGTTTAAAGATACGTTCGATTCCCGTACTGGCTGCTAACGAAAACCTTGTAAAATCAAGGTTTTTTGTGTTTTTTAGGGATATGTAAAATAGCCGAGGGAACAGGCTAGGGAACAGAACAAATATTCGAATTAAAACCATAGGAGGAAAGCTTGTGTGTGAGACACAGGTAAAACCATCGTAGACGGCAGAAATGCGGTCTTTTTTTGTTGTCAAAATTATGTTAATATGTTTGTATGGAGGTGATGTTGTGATACATACCGCATATGATGTAATGAAAGAATACCTGATAACTGGAGCAGAGTTGGATGGTCCGTACCAGATACCGGTCATTCCACCGATGCAGCTGGCACCGAAGAAAAGCATAGATTTCGTTTCTTCAAAATCCAGATCATTGAAAGGACATAAGGACCTGACTGTAAATTTCTATATTGACGACAAGAGTTTCTTACAGATATGGAATCAGCCGGATCAGTACATTGAACATTTGAAATGTTTTCATTCGGTTTGCAGCCCGGATTTCACAATTGCTTCCGGGATGCCTACAGCACTAAATATATACAACCTATACAGGAATCATGCTCTAGGCTTCTATTTTACGATTTTAGGCGTTAATATCATACCGTCGGTAAATGTTATCAGTCCAAAAGAAATGCCGTTTATTTTCGATGGTACGCCGCACAGAAGCACTGTATCATGTTGCACCAATGGCAGAGTGCGGTCAAAGTCTGCAAGAATGGAGTTTTGCGAGAATTTTAAGGAAATGTTGGACGCAATAGAGCCGACAAAGGTTGTGATCGTAGGTATCGTGCCGGATGAACTCAATGTGGATGTGCCAATTATAAACCTCAATTCACGGAGCCAGAACATGAAAGAAGCGTTCAGAAAGGAGTAGGCATGGGAACCATCAGCAGGGAATCAGCGAAGCGCAGAAGTAAGGAAACGAGCCGACAGAAGCGCAGAAATGTTAAAATTTCAAACGTTATACAGAATAAAAAGAATTTCAGAAGTGACGAATTGAACGTTATGAAATAATAAAAGGTGACAGCTTGATTACTGCCACCTTCCAACACCATGTGTTATACTTTATCCGTCTATCAATGAGGCTCCGGACGCCTTTCACCATTGATATCCGTTGGAATAATAATATCTCTTACGAATTAAAAAGTCAATAGAAATTCAAAAAAATTCACAGCACGCCGATGTACGTTCTACGGAATTTTCGCCAAAATTAACAAGCATAAAAAATCGCAGGTCTGAATTAGTTCCAGATTTCTGCGATTTTTTTCCGGGGTTTTCCAGTTCCAGTGCATCTGCAATTGATACAGGAATTGCCCGGTAATACCAATTTTAAACATTTGTTCTAATCAGATATGATTGTATTAATTAAGTATTTCTAACTTTCTTGACGTCCCAAACCATCCCGATTTTGTCGAGTAGTTCTACCCGCTCCGGTGTGGTCTGGGCGTATGAATTGCCTTTTCTGGCGCTACGCTGTGAGCGTATCCATTGTCCCAGTTTATAACCGTCCGGGCAAACGTAAGAGCAGGGGACAAGTAAATCCCCGTTAAGGTTGTAGAACTCTTGAGCGTGTTTGTACCCGGTGCACCATTTTTGTGCTTGTGTCGCTAACGCCCCTGATCGGATTTCTTCCGCTTTTTCTGCGTAGTTTCCTGTGCATCCCGTAAAACTATCACGAGCGCTTAAGGCGTCTTCTAAGGCAGAATAAGAGCCAAGGTAATATTTTGCGCCATCCCGGTATACATTAACCTCCCAGCGCCCGAAACTGTTAAGATGCAGATTTTTGTATTTTACGATGTCTTTTTTATAAGCGTTTTTGGAATTTGCTTTTGCGTAAGACATCCGCAGCCGTTCCCTTTTGCACTCCGGGCCGCACACAAGTCGCCCGTTACGACTCTCGAACTCTTTCCCGCAGACAACGCATCGTTTTATATTGTTGTTTGTGATCTGCACACCCGGGCGCAGCTTCGCGAAGAACTCCGGGAACGTGCCGTTATTCTTTGCGATTTCCGCATCTTTGCGGACTTGTGCGGCCTCCTCCGGGCTTGCGAAAATTCCAAGCGTGTAATTCTTGCTGTTATAATTTATTTGCGTAATCCATTTATCAGTGTTTTTGTATGGATACACGTATTTTATTTTGCTCATGTGATCTCCCTTTTATAGCCGTACAGCTATACAAAATAATAACCCCTTTGCGTTCTGCCGTCAATCCCTGTTATCAATTCGATATTTGACGTTTTAAGGCGGTTTTATATGCCTGTGATAAAATATACCAGAATCACGCTGAAAGCCGTTAAAACGTCAAATAGAAGCCAATACAACTATATATAATTGTCAATGCACATCACACCGGGAAACAAGCCCCGGTGAAGTCCTGGCACAGGTCACGAACCACCGCCGCCCGGAGCGGATGCAGGACACCAGAAAAGAGCAGCGGTTTTACTGCTCTAAATAGTTTATATTTGCAATCTGGGGAAAGTCCCGGAAGAACTCAGAAAAGCCGCCGTCAGCGATATTGTATTGACGGTCTGATGTTGGAATCATGCAGCCGTTTTTGATCTCCATACAGGAAAGTTGTAAATATCCCGGTTTTTTCGTGGATTTATGCAGCGCATACCGCATAAAAGACACCGCCCCAGACTGACACCGCACCGGCGGCAAGTCGTACCAGATCAGCGGGACGGAACCGGAAGCAACCGCATTAAACACGTGTCTAGCGTCCTTTTCTGCCGATTCTTTAATTTTATCAACTTCGGAAAAATCCCCGCTTTTTATGGCGTCAATAGTCTGTTTCGACGATGGTTTTATAATTCTATCTATCATATAAAAGCCCCTTTCTGGTTAGAAAAACAGGCGGGAAAGCCCCGCCCGGAATTGTTTATTTAATTCAAGCAATCATTTATTTTCTTTTCCAGGTGCGGAAACGCTTCGCAAATTTCCTGAACGCTGTCTGCGTAATAGTCACCCACGGTCTTGCCAAAAATCTTGATATTTCCAGAATAAAAACAGCCGAGATCATTAAACCAAATATCAAGCCCGGTTGCCTGTTCCTTTTTGTCATCGTACCACATGTCAATTTTAATCATTTTATTTTCCTCCTGATTTTATTTTAAAAGGCCGCCGGGGAAATGCTCCCCGGTACGCTTGCCGGCCTGTTAATCGCAGATATACGACCAAGAATTTACTTTTGTTGTTCCGTATCTTTTCAAATATGTGTCAATCCGTTTTTCAAATGCTTTTCTGACTTCTTTAAAGCCGTCAATAATTTTCTGGATATCGTCCGCACCCAGCTTTTTTATATCCTTGCAATTAATCCAACGCATCGGGGTAAATTCTGGATTATATCCGGTTCTTACCACCGTAAAAGCCTTTAATTTGCTGTTGTCTGGTTGCCCCATATAATGAGTATATGTATAACACTCGTATTCATAACCGCTCAAACATTTTTTGAGATCCTCTATATCAGAATCAATCTTTTTTAGATTTTGTTCTTTAAAATATTGCTCGCTTTTTCGGGCTAATGCTGCCATGTCTTCGGCGTCTTTCATTTCTTCGTTGGTGCAAGTACCATAAGAGCCAGCACCAAAACAGAAGTCCTTTTTTATAGATGGTTTTTCAATATCTGCGATATCTCCATTTGAAAATTGAACCACGTAAGCACAATTTTTCTTTGCAAAGTTCTGCATATATTCATCTTCCCATACCTCTGTTTTAATAATATTCATGTACATTTCTTTTAATTCTTTCTGCGTCATAGCTGTTGTATCTCCTTTAAAATGTTTAAAATTTTTTTGCAAGCTGTAATATATTTATCGGTCAGCACTTCATTTTTGAAGTGTTCGCCGCGTGCCCGGGATTCGAGCCAATCAACAACGCCGGCGCGGTTGTTTCTCAGTTCTTCCAGAAACTCATCATATGATGAAAAATCCTCATTTTTGATAAGTTCCGGGACAAATCGAGCGAAGCCAAATATTGCATTTAATCCGTTTGGCTCCCTGTAAATACAACCGCCGTAAAACTTGCTTGTGGTTCCGCCACAAGTTTTGTGAAGTGCTTTGCAGCCATAACACATTGTGTTATATGTCAGGCTGTCGAGTGCCAGCATCGCATCTTTTATTTTCTGCTCCTGTTCAGGAGCTAAAAACATTGTGTTTTTCATAGTTCATTTACCTCTCTTTTTTATTTTTTTTGAAATCCGGCGGTTGCGTTGGGGCTACGGCTTGACCGCCACCGGAAGCAATTAATCTAAATAATTAACTTTAGATATACTGTATTCTGTTTTTAGTTTCTCAAAAGCGCGTTCTGTGACGATATAATAATTTATACTGTTTTCCGTTTTATCAAGGCGAATCCCGCGCCCTTTTAAATTCAATTCAGTTGTTAAAAACCAGTGATCGCCGTAATAACTCAGACTTGCGTCGATCTGACATTCTGGCTTTTCTTGCCCCATTTCCGGCGTGTACATATATAACCCGGAAGCGTCAACCGGAGTGGCTGTCTGGCTTTCTAACGCCTTTAGTTTTTGACGTCCGATTCTGCGGAGCGTCAGCAGTTCGGACTGTGTTATTTTGTTTTGCCTTGCTAATTCTTCAGCGGTTCCAAGGCAAAACTCTGTAGTTTTTACAGTTCCAGAAACCTCGAAGAACTGTTTTAAATTTATGAATCCGGTTGACTCCTGAACCGGGAAAGGGATGATTTTGCACATTGATTTTTCTCCTTTTCTGTGATATTCTGTTTTTGCTGATATTTTAATGATTTACAATTTATACTGTGGGGGAATCCGGGATTTTCGTCCGGATTCCTTTTTTATGCGTACATTTTCGAGATAATCAGGAATCTAAGGTTTTCGTACTGCCTACCACTGATTCCTTCAAAATCCTCTTCGATCTGGTGCAGGAGCTTTTCTAACTTCCTGTGATTGCTAGTGTTTTCGATTTGTTCTCTGTAGTAACTGTATCTCATTTCTTTACACCTCCCACGCGTTTATACTGGCGATTATCCGCCGGGTTTCAATCTCCTCCAGACGTTCCCACGCTTCGGAAACGTTGCGAGCATCTACCACTTTTGAAGTGATTTCATAATTAATTTTCACCTGGTAAACCAAAACAAATTTTCTCATTTTCCATCCGTTCTCCCGGCTTTGTGCCCGGGTTGTTTGTTCTCTGTTGATGGTTATATAATACACTAATTAAGCACTAATAACAATTGACGAAATATACAAATTAAGCACTAATTATTTGCGGTGAATTGTGCATTATGATTAAGCACTAAAATTGTTGACAATTAAGCACGCGCATATTATAATGAAGAAAAATAAAGGGAGGAATAAACATGGCAGAATTAACAGCAGAAGAAAAAGCAATAAAGAATAGAGAAGCAGTGAAGAAATGTATGAAGAATAAGGATAGAATAAATGTGATCTTACCGCATGGAACACTTGACAGAATAAATGCATATGGATTAAAAACAAACGCGTTCGCAAGGGAATTAATTCTTGCAGAACTTGATAAAATGGATAGGATGAAAAAAATGTAAATTAAGCACAAATCACTATTGACAATTAAGCACTAATAATATATACTGTAACCATAGAAAGGAAGTGGCTACAGTGAAAACAGAACAATTTAGAATTAATGAAAATTCTGATTTCCCGGGTGTCTATATAATTGTAAATATGGACAATCAAAAAGTATATATTGGCTCAACTAGAAATATACACAAAAGATTGAAAACGCATTTATATAGCCTAAAAAAAGGGAAACATTCGTCAAGTACTTTTCAAAAAGATTTTGATAGTGGTAATTCATTTATCGCATATCCTCTAACAAGGGTTGAGCTATTGCCCAAACATTTAAAAGACTATAATTTAAGATATTTTGAATATATGGCGATCAAAATGTTTGATTCTGCAAATCCAGAAAAAGGATACAATAAAACAAACCACAAAGCAGAATCTTACGAGCTTGGAAAAATAAAACGAGCAAATTCTCAATTTAACGATTTCTTTGAAGTAAAAGAAAAGTACAAAGCAAAAGCAAAATTTTATTGCAAAGAATACTACGAAGAAGAATTAGAGTTTTTCTTAAAACAGGCTATGCGTTAAAGACAGCTAATCACGCAGCCCCAGGAGGGGGCGGAACGGAGGGAAAGAAATGAAATTAAACACATTGGCATATATCCTCGGAACAGAGGATACAATTGAAGCCGGTAAAGAATATTTCTTCGGCCAGCTCTGGGATGGAAACGGAGACGGCGAAGAGCTGTTAGAGTCTGGAGCAATCGCCGTATATCAGGATGGTGAGGAGTATATCGTGGATTTCGAGGCTCTGGAATCTGCGGAGGACATTTTACAGGCCCGGGTTAAGGTTACCGGGATTAACTAGGAGGGAAAAAGATGAAAAAATTTGAATTAAAACAGGTGGCGCGGAACAATTCCGAAAACTTCGGATGTGCCAAAGTTACAGCAGCTTGGCTGTGCGGCACAGATGCCCAGAAAGAGAATTTTATAAGTTCTCTGGATGAAAATTGGGTGAGAATCCCGGCGGAACTCGTTGACGAAACCGCCGAACAAAATTTTATTTCATATGCTCGGGCATTTTAAATTAAAGGAGAGAAAACGGAATATATACTAATGGATTATAAAGACGGTGATTGTTTCACCGACGAATTTGAAAGCAAAGAAGAAGCTCTGCAGGAAGCGGAGGGGCAATGGGAACACCTGACAAGATGTGACCAGCAGCACAGAGAAGCGTTTTACGTTCTGGAAAGCGTCAACCCAGACGAAGACGCGCCAGATCATTACGACGGAGGCATTGTTAAACGTTGGAAATAAAGCGGAGGTAAGAAAATGATTAAGAGAGTAAAACTTGAAACCATTTACAAAATGGCTAAAGAAGATAACGAGGAAATAAAAGATCGTAAACTTTTCCCGGACGGATGGGATGAAAAAGTCTACGATTATTATAACAAATTATCGAAAGATTCATACGACGTTGAAATGTTCATGGGATTTCTGAGTGGCGAAGATTCACCGTTAGAAATGGCGTACGCATACAGGAGAAACATGTATATCATGCTGTACACAATGAACGCAACAGATACGTTGGCATTTGTAGATAGCGAATATGATATATTCTACATCGTATCAAAAGACGGCGACGAGTATAATAGTTGGGAATGGTGCTTTACAAACAATATTGACCCGATCAAATACAGGGGTGACGACGGAGACGAACCGGTCCCGGAATGGCTCATAAAAAAATACGACGAACAGATAAGAGAGGAAAAGAGAAATGAAGAAAACAATTGATTTATTAAATGAAGTTGTAGCAATGGGATTCGGCAGAGATCAGGCGCTTGCAGACATCGATGCAAGTCTCGACTCAGAACTTGAAGAAAGAAAGCCACTGATGGAGGAAGAAATACCAGAAAGTCTGTATGATGATATCCTTGAAGGTTTTCGAGCAGACAAGGAAATGAACGCATGAAAGCGGTAATGATACAAGGACATATGGACATCGCCGGGTTTTTAATTCCGGGATGGAACGGCAAGCGGGGCGAAACGTACCCGCTTCCGCCTTTTTCTACAGTTGCTGGGATGGTTCATTTTCTTTGTCGGTGGGATAGCTGGCACGATATGAAGATATCCGTATCCGGCAATGGAGTCATGAACAAGCCGGAAATTTGCATGAGGTGGCGCGGCGGAGCTGTCGCAGGATCAGAGACAGAGGAGTTTAAACAGCGTTTTCCAGTCAGGGTAAAATCTGGGGATTCGTTTGTGGGCTGGGTTAATACGCCAATTTATGAAAGCGTTGTGTCTGATCTGGACCTGCGGCTGCATATTATGCCGGAAAGTCAGAAAGAAGTCGAAGTGATCTACAGAAAGATTCTGAACCCGCGGACATTTCCAAGTCTGGGACGATATGAGGACTTGATAAGAATTGACGATGTGCGGATTGTTGATATTTTGCCAGCGCAGGAAACGACGCTCGATATGTGCGCTTATGCACCGGCTACGGCAGAAACACCCGGAACTGTTTACACAGTTCATAAAGATTATACGATCAGCAAGAGAAAGCGAAGATTTAATGATGTTCGAGTAAAATATTTAGATAGAGGAATGAAAGTAATTACAGATTGTGATAATTTAAACAATCCTTGTTTTTTCATCTGATTTATAGTATTATTTAGACAACAATTACTGAGGTAATTGAATGTAAATTTGAAATAGTACTGAATAAGTGCAAATTTTAATATTTCCATTTTGGAAAGACACAAAATAAGCCCCTGAGAGATAATCCCGGGGGCTTTTGCTGTCTTATTCTGGCGGCGTAATGAGTGAGGGGAACAACCCCGCCGCCGAAGTTGTTAAAATACATTTATCATAAAACTGCCGAAGTTGTCAAGCAAAAATTTTTTTATTTTGGGACTTGATTTTTAAAACCGATGTGGATAAAATAAAAATAACGACAGGCGACGGAACTCAGGAGGGGGGCGACAGCCAGAGCGCGAAAAGAATAAGAATTTAGCAGTCAGATCACGCCGGACAAGGTGCCGGAAGGTCTGGCTTTTTGTGTTTAATAGCCGGAAAAATGACAGTATTACATGGCGTATAAATATATAATAACTGTCTATATAATCCCCTCCAAGATTCTAGAGACCTAGAGTTTATTAATATATATATGCTATACAGTACCGTATAGATATATAGAGTTAATAAGAGTAATATAACAGTAAAAATAAAATTAAATAGGCTGTTGACAGTGATATAAAAGTATGATAAAACAGAATTAACAACTGAATAAGCCGAAAGGCAATAAGAATAATAAGACTATTTAAGACGATTAAAACCGAGCAGATCGGAAAGAAGAAAGGGATTTAGAAAAGTCCCAGAATGTATCTGCGAACGTGTTTTTGTCGTCTTTTTTTATTTCAATTTTTTGGAGGTGATACAGTGAAAAAGAGTAATACAACAGTGACAGAACAGGGAATAGAAGTATATGAGAATGATATATACAGGCTTGTGGACGAATATATAAACACTGTGTTACAAGTAACCCCAGAAGAATTTGATACACAGAAAGAATATAAAGCTGTTGTTGCTGATAGTTTTGTGGATATGATCTTTTATATTGCGGATAGAATACCGAAACCAGGTACAGAGGATATAGAATTATTAGATAATATATTTAGTGTATATGTGAGAATATGTACTAAATACGGAGTGTTACCAACGTTAGAAGTATTTAGCTTTTTGGTAGGAATAGAGCGCAGAACGTTTACCAAATGGTCTAATGGACAGTACAGGGCAAGCACATCACACGGCGACACGGTTAAAAAATGGTTCGATATCTGCAAGAATTGTACAGTCAATAGGCTGAACAACCAGCCCGGCACAAATGCCAACTTGATTTTCGTTGCGAAAGCAGCTTACGGCATGGCAGAGACGGCACCAGTTCAGACAGTGCAGCAGGATGGCATACCACACCAGACAGCGCAGCAGATCGCAGACAAGCACAGGGCGGCGCTGGAGCTTCCAGAGATAGAAAAACCGGAGTTATAACACAATAAAACGTGGAAAACGTTCGTGAACTGCGGACAAAATGGCATAAATTCAGGTAAATAGTGCAAACTGTATAACATGCACAATTTATACAAGCGGTATTTGTACAATGTGTATGTCAATCTATATAAGAAACTGAAGTTTGTTACATAGATACATACGTTCGTGTTGAATGGCACCATGCACACGTTTCCTTGACCACTGCCGAAGGCCCTTAAGGATCAGCGTTAAGCCAGGGAAGCGGGAACCCATGGGGCGGCGGGCTTCCCTGGTAGCGTCCGGAATGGATACCGGGAGGGGGTCTATACAATCCCCGATACACGCCGAGTGAGTACTCCGAGTTCCCGAAAAATTAAAAAAGTCTCATCCAACACCCAGACTTCAATTTCTCTCAAAAAAACAAAAAGACCACCCATGGCAGAGATAGTGATTGCAACACGAAAGCCATAAGCCTTAATGGTTTCTCTGCCGGAACAAATAAGGCGATATCAGAAAGGCAGGTACGAACATGGATAAAATCGTAAATAACGAAGGATATCTAAGGTCAGGACTTATGGATATAGCTGCCCAGCTATTAACCGTCTGTAACGAGACAGGAGCTACAAATATTCAACTGATAACATCGCCATGGAAAGAAGGCAAAGGAATTACCCTTCTGGTGAAAGTAGGAGATAAACCCGTTCTTTCAGTAAAGATGGACACTGCCTATGAAAAAGAATAACCCTCAGGGCGAATCAATCAGAATCCGTCTCACATATCAGCTAGAACGAAAGCTCATAGCCGAAAAGAACCGAACCGGCAAAAGCGTATCGCAGATCACCAGAGAAGCATTGGAACAATATTTCCGAAGAAGATAGGCAAAACGCCGACTCAATTTTTCTCAAAAAAATAAAAAAGAGGTTTTTATATGCCAGAAGAATACAGTGAACGCTTTGATGAACTTCGTAAGAATCGAGTCGAGGTAAGTTATTATAAATACGGTCCTGTCAGGAAGAATTTTAAAACTGGGAACGTGCAGGCACTTCCGTCCATGGAACGATGTATTGAGAAATATAATTCCACCGGAAACACAGAATATCTCGTGGATGCAGCAAATTACCTTATGTTTGAGTTTATGTACCCGCAGCATCCTAAAGCGCATTTCAAAGCCACAGATAGCAAGGATAGTGCCGGGATAGTCGGAATTAGCGTGAAAGAAATGGAGGACTTGAAGAATGAGCGATTTTAGCGTACCAAAAGTAAAAATCATAAATCCAGTAGGCTCAGGCTGGAGGGGAACACAATATTTTGTTGACGGAACAGAAATCAATCGTGTAATATCAGCAGACTTTCATGTCGCAGTTAATGAATTACCGACATCGGTTTTCGAATTAATGGCTTTGCCGGATATTGAAATGGAATCTGAAGTAAAATTCTCATACACACCGCAGTCAGTAGAGGACGCAGTAAGAATCATGAGACACGAACTTCTGACACACGGAGAAGTTTACAATGGCTTCAAAGCAAGCCTTAAAACAGCAATTGAGAAGTATTGTACCTGCGGTTTGCCATTCGAGCCAGAAGAAGAAACTGCCGGTAAGATTCTTGATTTCATGATCGGAGAGGAACAAAGGGAATGATTTTAGCAAAATTCGTAGCAGCCATGTTGGATATCGCATTTTTCACATTGGTCTTGGCATTCCTCATATCACAGGACGAAGCCGAAAAGAAAAGCAATCCAATAGCGTCGGCAATATTTATATTAATGGAAATATGTTTTGCAGTTAATGCAGTTGTGATTTTTAGATTATAAAGGAGGATGCGTAAAATGCCAAACGAATTAAAAGAAACTATGGAACTTATGAACAGTGCTGATTATAAGGACAGATTTAAAGCCGAATATTATCAGGTAGCTATCAGGTATCAGAAATTGTCTGCAATGCTTGAAAAATGGGATAAAGGAGTGCTTCCGTTTACTCCAACTTGCCCGAGAAGTACATATAATATACAGGTGAAAGCCATGACCGATTATATTGCAATATTAGAAGCAAGAGCAGTTATGGAAGGCGTAGAACTTTAGACTATAAGGAGAACCCAATGTGGTTAGCATTCACAATACAAATTCCCCTGTTCACCATACTGATTGAACGGGTGAAAATACAAGAAAAGCAGAAGCCTGTCGTTCTCAGGTTCGGGAAAGCCTTTGAATCTGACAGGTCGAGGCATCCAGAGTAGCTTAGGTCTGCGTTGGTGAAACTCAATGGAATATAATATAATTTTTTCCCACCCATTGCAAAGTAACTGGCGCGGACTTAACAATATTAATAGCTATGATGCTTTCTAAAACCACCAGAATATATCACATTTCCGGGAACGCCAACCCGGAAAGTAATGGGCTATCGCCAAGCGGTAAGGCTCAGCACTTTGAATGCTGAATTCGTGGGTTCGAATCCCACTAGCCCAGTCGGACTATATTGTTTAGCCATGATATAGTTCCCCTCCGAATTGGTTCCATCTATCCCAACGGGGATGATTAAAGGGGCTTCAAATGCCCCGGATGGATTCTGCTTATGCAGAACAGCATTTAGACCCTTTGTTGCGACTGTGAGGGCAAGAATCGCAACAGCAGAGGAAGTTACTCTTGAACTGCAATAACCCTCTGCTTAGGAAACTTAGTTCAGTTGGTAGAACGGTCGGCTCATAATCGACAAGTCACAGGTTCAAGTCCTGTAGTTTCCATTTCTTCCATATGCTGTCTATCCGTTTTATGGACAGAAAAAACTGTTGAATGAGTGTATGTGGATTATTTTCATGAAAGGTGTGTAACGGCACAGCCTGTTCGATGAAGATAATTCCCCGTTCGACACAGTCTCTGAGTTAAATTGTCGTCAATAGGTGCACGTTGAGGACAGGAAGTTTTCAAGAGACATATAAAAGGTTTCGTCGTTGTACACAAAGACATTAATATCCAAATCCGAAACAACTCCGTGGGGCTGGCGCGGCAGAAAACAGCCTAGTGGAAAGCATAACACGATAAACATATTGCTAACCCGGGGTTTCCGGGTTATGTGGAATGTACGCTAGTGGAAAACTGACAAAGTCGCGCTTTGGTCTCCGGTTCGATTCCGGGCGTTCCACTTTAATCCGCTTAGAATTAAGCTGTTTGTACACAGGCGGTCTATGGCTCAGGTGGATTATTGAAGCATAGCTCAGTGGTAGAGCAGTGGTCTCCAAAATCACGTGCCGAGGGTTCGATTCCTTCTGCTTCGATTCCAATGAATTGCAATCATTGGAATCTTTTTTTTCTTACTTCGTGCGGTTCCAGTGTTTCTCGTTGGGAGATTTATGCCGTTCAAGTCGGCACACTGGACTTTTTTTAAATTTAAAAGCAGGAGGATGAACGTTGAAAGAAAAAATCGGAATATTATATATAGCCGTAAACCATGAGGATTCCGAGTGGTTTTTGCATACATTAAAAAGTAGATTATTTGGTTCTACGAATGCGATATTAAATCGCAATGTTATGACATTAGAAACAAACAATTACATTGTCGAAACAATCACTTTATTTAATTATACATGGGACAGCCGATCATATCCGGCAGAAGCGTTTTTACTTAGTAGTAAGCCTTTTGAAACGCAAATACCAAGAATCAAAATCCTGTCAAATGAATTTTCAAGAATAGAAACCAAATTAGCTATTAATGCAAAAGAAATCGACATGGAACAGCTTGTACATGCGCTAAATCATGATATTGTTCCGTATACGGAAAATCGTAGCATATGGGAGAAAAATTTAAAATGCAAATAGCAGGTAAAGAAATCAAAGACGAATGTTCAAAATGCGGTAATATCCTTGAATGTGAATTGTTCCGTCAGGGACATGGAATAAAGCAGGAACGTGAAAATGTAGCAAAGATGATCGAATGCCAGATGAAGCACAGGGAGGAAAGAGAGAAATGAACGAACTGAAAGTATTGGATTCCGGAAAAGTGATCTACCATAGACGGATTGTACAGATGGGACGGGAGTTTATTCTTGATCTATTTGAAAAGACAGTGTAATTGAAAGGGGAAAATCTCATGTTCAAAAAGATATTCAATCTATACATAAGATGCAAGACCAAAAATCTCAAAGCAATTCCGTTGTTCGTAATGACATTTGACTGGAAGAAATTTCAGAAAGACGGTAAAAAAGATAGTTGCACACTATATTCAATACATCCAGACATTGCAAACGACCCGTTCTTAAAAGAAAAGTTGTCTGAATGCGTGGATTATATTCGAGATAACTATGACATGGAAATATTTACTAAGCTTTAAGGGAGGATGCCATGAGAATTGAAGATTTGAAGAGTTGGACAGTAGCTCAGTTGAAAGAAGAACTTGTTCGATTGTCTGCAGTATGCGAGAAGAAACAGCATGAAATTTTAGACAAAAATAATAAAATCAACGAGCTTCAGGCTGAACTGGATAAAATGTGCGATTATAACAATGAGTTAAAAAGACAGGTTGACGAAAAGGCAGATACACCATTTTACGACGAATCTGTAGAAATCGCAAAATATCACAGACAGCATCAGGACGACTGCGTTACGATTAATCAGTTGCATACAACACTTGACGTTCTGATTGACCGATATGCGAATTTGAGAAAGATTCATGGGGTGAGTTGATATGGAAGAATTCAAAACGCAGGACGGAACAATTAAAATCAAAGAAACAATCCCGTTAAACACATGGTTCTTTCCGATTGAACTGAACGCAAGAATAAATACAATAAAAAGAGTAATGCGTCAGGTAAATTTTTCCAAGATAGAACACATATTTTGCAAAAGACGAGCCTTTTTCGACAATGATTTTGCAACATTACAGCATAACGAACAATGGCTTATGGGATTCTTGCGTTACGAAAATGGTTGCACAAAAGTGAAAACTAGAAAAATAGTGTTAGAAGAACCTTTTTATGAAGCTTCACAAAACCATATAGTAACATATGGAATTGAAGTTGTGGGCGATTATGAAGTATCTAATAACTATTTGCGGATGCATGGGATTCCTACATACAGGGCGGTTGCAGGAAGAAAAAGAGTGAGGAAGAAATAATATGTTATTGGTTTATACAAGCACAGACATTGATTTTCTTGACACCACATACAATATCGAGGGAGAATGCCACCGAATGAACATCCCGACTAGGTTCTATCCAGACAGACGCTTGCTTCTGGCAGGGAATACGACCGTAATATACAACAAAATGGGAAATCTTTCTAAAACATGGAAAGCAGATTACATCGGGGACAATTATTTGACGATTTTGACATTGATCAGAAAGGACAACGGTAAATGAGCATTAAAACAGCACTTGAATCAGAGGGAGTCGACTTCTCTGAATATATGAATATGCCTGAGCCATGGGACGGCTCAGCACAAATCAAAACAGTAAACGGCGAGAAATGGGTATCGTGCCCTTATTGTGGAAAGAGAGCGTTGAAAATACTTCCTACTACAAAAATTCATCGGATGCCGTACAAATGTAAGGGAAGCAACTGCAAGAAAGAGTTTATGGTAAATGTATGAATAAAAAAAGAATCAAATGCTTTCTAACAGGCGGATGCAAGTTCAAAAGTTCAGATACAGAATCAAAATGTGACGATAAAGAAAAGACTTGCACTATTACGGAAACTTGCTACAAATGCGGGAAAAAGTATACAGCCATATTTACTTATAAGCAGTTAGGGATTCCGGAATGAGGTGAATTATGTTAAGCATAGAAAATGTGCCTGTACAAATTATAGAAACGGGAGAAGAAGTAAAAGCACGGATTGAAATTGATTCATTAGAAAAAGAAGTTACATATATCAAGCTCCAATCTCAAAGAATATGTAATTACGATACATGCCTTATTAAAATTGGTTCAAAAATAATTCCGTTTGATTTCATAAACGTAGAAGAAGGCATACCGCTTAAAATAACACTAGTATGCAAAGAAAAACTGCTTTATTTAGAATGGCTGTTAATAATTAATAATGCATTCCGAGGAACCACAATAAAACAAACTGCATCAGAATGGTCTGATATATACAATCAGAAACCAATTGAAAAAGATTATCTTACAGATGACCAGAAAAACAGGATACATAAATTGTTGCTGAAAGAAATTGATATATATTTTCGTTCTAAGAAATCCAATATGTCGTGTTCTGATTTTATAGCAATTGAAGAAATTATTGCAAACGTGCTGAATGGAGAATGATTATGAAAAAGATAATCGTTGCAATAACAGCTTTATCACTGACACTTGGAATAGCAGGGTGCCAATCTACCGCAAGAAATTGCGGTGGAAACACAACATTAGAGTTGGAACCAAACCAAAAGTTAGAGGAAATTACATGGAAAAATAATTCACTATGGTATCTCACACGTCCTATGACTGATGATGATATTGCCGAGACTCACACGTTCCAGGAATCTTCTAACTTCGGAGTATTTGAGGGTAGCGTAACTGTTGTTGAAAGGAAAGAATAAATAATTAATCAGAGAGCCAGAAAGGAGTGCCATTATGAGCAACTTGAAGATATTTACAGATAATATCGAACCAGAAGCATTAAATCAGATTTATACATTGATAAAACAGCCTGCATTTTCTGAATGCAAAGTACGAATCATGCCAGATGTTCACGCAGGAGCGGGATGTGTAATTGGTTTTACTGCTGATCTCGGAGATAAAGTAATCCCGAATATTGTTGGCGTGGACATTGGATGTGGAATGCTTACAACACAAATTCCTGCCGATGTGGGGACAATAGATTTAAAAAACCTTGACAAAGCAATAAGAAACAATGTTCCAGCAGGAAGAAACGTACGTGACGAAATCATAAATTTTGAAGAATTAGAAGAACTTCATTGTTTTTCTCGACTCAAAAATATTGAATGGATTCGCAGGAGCCTTGGTACACTTGGGGGCGGAAATCATTTCATTGAAGTTGACACTGATTCGAAAGGATTAAATTATCTTGTAATTCACACTGGGAGTCGAAACCTTGGGAAGCAAGTAGCTGAAATATATCAGAAAATTGCCATAGAAGATGCACAGGATACAGATGAGCTTGAAACTGAAATACAGAAATTAGTGAAAGAATACAAGCGTTCTGGCAGACGCAAGGAAATCCAACATGGTATTGACGAATTAAAACGAAAATGGGAGCCAGACAAACTGGGTATTCCGAAAGAATTGTGTTACTTGACAGGAGAACACAGAAAACAATATCTGCATGATATGAAAATCTGTCAAGAATTTGCAAGAATAAACAGACGATGCATACAGAGCGCTATATTTTACACTATGAATTGGATGCTCCAAAGAAACACATGGTTTGATACAATTCATAATTATATTGACCACGATACAAACATTGTTCGTAAAGGCGCAATATCAGCTAAATATGGTGAGAAAGTTCTTATTCCAATGAATATGCGAGACGGATGCATTATCGCATTCGGGAAAGGAAACGAGGATTGGAATTATTCAGCACCGCATGGTGCAGGGCGTATTATGAGCCGGTCGAAAGCAAAAGAAAACATCTCGTTAGAAGAATTTAAGGAGTCTATGGATGGAATATATACAACATCCGTTCAGAAATCCACAATTGATGAAAGCCCTATGGCCTACAAACCGCCGCAAGAAATTATTGATAATATCAAAGATACCGTAGAAATAGTTGATATTATCAAACCTATATATAACTTCAAAGCAAGTGAATAACAGTCAAAGAGCCACATGAGAGCCAGACTAAATCCTAAGAAGAAAGGAGGTCTGGCTCTATTTTTATGCAAAAATTCACAGAAGGCTCGATTGAATGGTATCGGGCACTCCTAAATCAAATCATCAATGACGATATGACGGCATATCAAAACCAGAAAGATTGCCTTGATCTGCTGTTAAATATGAATATTGATCTTCCTTTCAAGGATAATCCAGATGCGCAACAGATGGGAATAAAGGTAAGCCAATATGCACACAATATCGCAGAAAGGCAAGCTGCTATTACTGGAAGTGGAGATTTTGACGAGATTTATTGGAAATATTTACTATTGGAAGCACCATGGATTTTTGAAAGCTATTTGTATTACATGGAAAAGAATAGGCCTGACAGTAAGAAGTTTTACGTTCCAAGAAAAAAGACACTTCAAGTAGTTGCCCAAGATTTACAAGATTTGGAAGAGAGAAAAATTGAGTTTTACGGTTTGTCGCTTCCAAGCCGAGTTGGGAAAAGCACCATGTGCATATTTTTTATGTCATGGATAATGGGTAGAAGACCCAATAGTCATAATGCTATGGGCGGTCACTCCGGAAAACTGGCTAAAGGATTCTATGGCGAACTACTTAACCTGATCAATACGCAAGAATATACATATTCAGAAATATTTCCGACTTTAAAATTGCAGAAACAGAGTGCAGATGATTTTGAAATCAATCTTGATAAACCCGACCGCTTCGCGACTATGACTTGCAGAGGAATTGAAGGAACATGGACGGGTGCTGTCGATATTTCTCCTGACGGATATTTGTATGTGGATGACCTTGTAAGAGACAGACAGCATTCATTAAGCCCTACTCGACTGGAAAATACATATCAAGAATATCTAAACAAAATGGTTGACCGTAAAATTGATGGGGCAAGAGAGCTGATGGTTGGAACAAGATGGAATCTGTACGACCCATTAGGCAAGATTGAAAAACTCAATCGAGATAATCCGCTGTATAGGTTCCGCAAGATTCCTGCCTTGAATGACGATGGCGAATCAAACTTCGAATATGATTATGGAGTTGGCTTTTCTACAAAGTATTATGTGGATATGAAAGCCAGACTTGATGCTAACGAATGGGAGGCTAAATATCAACAGAGACCATTTTTACGAGAAGGGATTATATTTGCAGAAGATGAATTGAGATATTACAACGGAATTCTTCCCGAAGGCGGTTTTGCGAGAAATATATCTGCTTGTGATGTGGCATGGGGTGGTGGCGACAGTTTGTCGATGCCCGTAGGAGCGGAATTTGAAAATGGAGATATTTACATTTATGACTGGATTTTTAATGCAGGTCCTAAAGAGGTGACACTTCCATTAGTTGTCGGAAGAATTATGGGGAATAAAATACAAAACATTAACTTTGAGGCAAATAATGGTGGAGATATGTACGCATATTATGTGGGCGAGCGATTAAAAGAACATATGTATTCGTGCAGTACAACCAGTACAAAAGCTCCATCAAAGCAAGCCAAAAAAGAAAAAATAAATCAATACTCAGGAGATGTGAAAAATAGATTTATATTTTTAGCCCCGAAATATCGCAGCCGAGAATATGAAAATGCCATGGAAGAATTAACCACTTTTGTATATATTGGGGACAATGATCATGACGATGCACCTGACGGGGTAACACAACTTATGATGTCAATCACAGAAAAAAGGCTCGCAGAAGTTTCAGCAGTACAGAATCCATTTTGGGGAAGGAGATAGTATGACCACAAGAGAATATTTAGGGCAAATTCAGAAATATGACAAGCTTATTAAAAATAAAAAATACGAAGAAGAACATTTAAGAAGTCTTGCTCTTGGGCTTAAATCGTTCTCATATGGTGAAAAAGTTCAGTCTACTCCGAATCCCAATCAAATGACCGATGCCGTAAGCGAACTTGTTGACATTCAAACAGAAATCAAAAAAATGGTTATTGAATACACAAAGAAAAAGCAAGACATTATTGAAACAATAGACAAGGTGAGCGATATCAATTCAGATTTGTATGATCTGCTGTTTAGGCGATATGTGAAAGATGAAAGGCTTGAAATGATTGCCTGTGAAATGGGATATTCCTATTCTCATGTGAAATTATTGCATTCGAAAGCACTGAATATCGTCAAAAACATTAAGAATTTTGAAAGTTAATACCTGATAATACTGAATAATACCTGCATATATTATATAATATAAGCTGTAAAATAAGCACCGGGAAGAACCCTTGGTGCTTTTTTCATGCAGAAAAATAGGAGGACAGGCAGTGGGGAGAAACAAAATAAATTTTGTTGACCTATGCCAAGGCGAGTTTGGCAGAAAAACTGCCTATACTGGCGCAGACCAGATTACTCTCCAGAATGTGGCACAGGTTCTTTCTGATACAATTGGAATCCATAACAGGAACAGAACTTTGATAGATTATCTATACAGATATTACAAAGGCGACCAGCCGATTCTATATCGCGAGAAACTTGTTCGACCGGAAGTTAATAACAAAGTTGTCGAAAATCATGCCCTTGAAACAGTCAAATTCAAGGCAGGGCAGATATACGGAGAACCTATTCAGTATGTCTGTAAGAAGAAAAAAGCGAGTAAAAAAACAAACGAACAAGTTGATAGGCTCAATGATTATCTGGATGAAGCCAATGCAGATGCCAGAAACATTCAATTGGGAATATACCAGAGCGCGGTAGGAACTGCATATAAAGCAATTCTGAGAGAAGATGAATGGACAGAAAACGGAGATTTACCGCCTTTTAGAATATTTATTCCATCACCACAGGATGTATATATTGTTTATTCGAGCGTCACAGGAAAACCAATGCTTTCCGTCCAGATTTTAAAAGACGAGGACAATCAGCAATATTATCAGTGTTATTCTTCCAGACAGTATTTCAAAATACAAAATGGAGCAGTGACAGAATATGGAATCAATGGTTTCGGCGGCATTCCAATTGTCGAATACCCAAATAATCATGACAGACTTTCCGACATCGAAATTGCGATCACAATGTATGATGCAATCAACAAATATCAATCTGACAGGCTGAATGGTGTTGAACAGTTTGTACAAGCTCTGATGAAGTTTAAAAACTGTGAGATTGATGAAGCAGAATTTGTAAAGATGGTTAAACTCGGTGCGGTATCGGTAAAAGACGTTGGAAACGGAACACAATCAGACGTTGATTTAATGACCGCTGAACTAAACCAGTCAGAGAGCCAGGTTGCAAAAGATGATATTTACAACAATATGCTGATTGTTGAAGCGATGCCAAACCGACAAAGCAACACCGGTGGAGATACAGGTAACGCAGTATACCTGAGGAATGGTTGGGATTTCGCAGAGAGAAACGCAAAATTGGTAGAAGCGTTCACAAAAGAAGCTGAAAAGGCATCTGCCAGAATCATTTTGAATATCATTCGAAAAACCTCAATGGATGTAAATATTTCGACCAGAGATTTTGATGTAAAAATCACAAGAAACCCGACAGATAACATGCTTGTTAAAGCACAGGCGCTTGATTATCTGTTTAAAAATAAAATTCATCCGCTTATTGCGCTGATTACTTGCGGATTATTTAGTGATCCGCAAAAAGTGTACGAAATGAGTTTGCCATATCTCGGAACCATTTACCCGGAATTGGCAGACCCGGACTCAGAACTGCAAAAAGCGAAAGATTTGCTGAACGGCTTTAACAAGGATGTGATTTCAGAATGAGTGTTTCATCATACGATGAATTAAATATCAGACCTAACAATCGCAGAAGCGAACCATATAAAGAATATTTCAGCAAAATGTCGATATCAGACAAAGAAAAACAAGAAAGGATAGCTTTTTCCGAAAAAATGGAAGAAGTTGTCCTTTATATTTTGGCATTGATAGAAACGACCGTAGAAAGCGGAGAAACGAAACGAGAATACATCCAGACTCAATTTTACGACAAATATCTGGATGTAATTGCTTCGTATATGCTTATAGACACATATATCAAGCAATATGCTCTTGACGTGACAAAACAAATTATTGATGCAACATTTGAAAGATTTTCTGCCAAAGATAAAAGCATTACTGATGATTATTACCTGTCAAATGACCGGGCAAGGTTTATCTCAGAGTGCGAAGCTAATTCGATACTGAACTACAGACAGTATTCGAAAGCTGTGAAATCAGGAAAGACGAAAAAGAAATGGATTGACGTAGGAGACAAAAGAGAACGAAAGACACACCTCGAAGTTGGAGGAACCACGCTTACGATTGGTGAACCGTTCTCAGTTGGAGGTAGCTTGCTACAATTTCCAAAAGATACCTCATTAGGAGCTTCGGCAGACGAGATTGTGAATTGCCGGTGCTCAATTCAATACAGTTAATTTAGAGACGAGTAAAATCGTCTCTTTTTTATTAAAAATATGCAACCCGACAGCGTGAACATGGGAGACACCTTGAGCTGAGCGAACAGCGTAAAAAAGCGTATTGGTGACAGGAGATTTCAATGACAAGAGAAGATGTAAAAAGGATTTTTCCAGATGCAACCGATGACCAGATTACTTCTTTTCTGAATCAGTCAAATTCTGATGTGGCTAAGGAAAAAGCCAAAAATCAGAAATTAAAAGAAGATGCAGAAAAAGCAAAAGCGTTGGAAACAGAACTGGAAGAACTGAAAAAGCAGAACATGAGTGAAGCTGAAAGAACAGAATTGGAGCATCAGAAAGAGAAAGCAACAAATGAAAAAAGAATTTCTGATCTCGAATCTGCACTTAAAGCAGCTCAGAAAGACGCTCTGACAGGTAAAATCACTTCTATTTTTGCGAGCGCAGGAATGAAAGGAGATGCCTATGCGGGAGCAATTAAAGCATTTTCAAATATGAATGCGGAGGATGCTCTTAAAGAAGCCCAGACGTTTGTCGATGGAATTTCCGTAGAAAATAAAAACGCTCTTGATACCGCAAAAGCAGCTTGGGAGAAAGAAGCACTTGAAAATACACCTAATCCCGGTGGCGGTAAATCTGGTGGAAAACCAGAAAAGAAAAGCGAAGCATCTGAATACGCAAAAGCGTACTCAGCAAAAATGTGTCCAGAAAATAAACCGGCAGACGATAATGCCCCAGTAAATATTTAAGAAAAGGAGATTTAGATTATGGCTTTTATGAAAACAGAGCAGTACGAATCCACACCTAATATCCTCGAATCCGAGGTAGGGCTGGTACTTAAAACCTATACAGCAGAACAGACAAATGCTGAAACCGTTGGGATTAAGAAGATTATCAAGGCAGGTTCTGTATATCCGACAAACGCAACTGGTGCTAAAGGCATTGTATTTGAAGACGTCGATATGACAGACGATACAAAACGACCGATTTCCGTAATTGTTGCAGGACGTGTTCTTGAAAAAAGACTTCCGGTAACAGTAGAAACCACTGCGAAAACAGAGCTTGAAAAAGCAGGTATCGTTTTTGTAACCACTACAGACCCAGAATTTTAAGGAGGTAAGCAGATGCCATTTAATATTTTAGAATCAATTACACAGGAAGAAAGACTTAACTTCTCTCAGGATTTCAGCGTAAAAAGGCCGGGCATTCTTGACACCATCTTCCCGGATGTCAAAACACAGTTCCTGAAAGCTGAATACTACAGACTTATGGCTGGACAGAGACTTCCAGAGGTAGCATTCGTTCATGCACTTGATACTGAAGCAGAAATCGGAACAAGACCGGGCTTCGAAAAAGTCCTGACTGAAAAGCTCTTTATTAAGAGAAAAATCAATCAGTCTGAGAGATTACAGCAGGCGATTGAAAACGGCGTGCCGGATGATGAGAACTTAAAGAAGTTTGTATTTGATGATGCAGCTAACCTTTTTGAAGGTATTGTTGCCAGAGCAAATGTTATGAAAGGACAATTCCTTTCTACTGGCGCAGTAAAAGTCAAAGAGAACAACGTGGATATGAGCATTGATTACGGCGTTCCGGCTGATGCAAAGGTCAGTCTTGCAGACTGGTCTAAGCCAGATGCAGATATTATGGGTGATATCCAGAAGATGGTTGCTATCGCAGAAGACAATGGTTTCGTAGTAAACAAAGCCCTGACATCCCTTAAAATGATTAACTACATGAGAAACAACACTGCAATGCAAACAGCAGTTCTGGGAGCAGCAAACAAACGCCTCCTTACTAAGCAGGAACTTGCTAATCTGCTTATGCAGGAATACGGAATCACAATTGATCGTTGTGATGAGAAATTCAGATTCAGAAAAGCGGATGGTTCTCTCAAAACAGGAAGATACTTCAAAGAAGATGTATTCACACTGTATGAAGCAGAGCCGAACGGTTCATTTGGTACTGGACTCTGGGGCGTAACACCAGAGGAACTTGAGTACAGACAGTTCATTCAGGAAGAAAATCGCTCCTTCGTAACACTGTCCATGTGGGCTACACAAGACCCAGTTGCAGTTTGGACTAAAGCATCAGGTATGTTTGTTCCAGTAGCAGCAAAAGCTAATGGCGGTATCGTAATCGGTACCAAAGCGGGGGAATAAACGGGCATAGTCTCGACAAGAACAGCCAGTCACCATCTGTAGCAAGTGTTAATGATGCTTCAAAACACAAGTATACAGAAAGCGAGTTGTCAAGCATGACAGTAGTTCAACTGAAACAGCTCGCAAGTGACAATGGCTATGCCCTGACATCGACAAATAAGGCTGGCATTATCTCTGAAATTTTATCTCAGCAAGGGTAGGTGATCTTAAATGAACGAGCAGCTTGTGAAAGATCTGAAAGAGTATCTATCCGATGATGCGGAAACTGACGGTATGATTTCTTTGTCTGTGAAGCGTGCAATTCGTTCGTTCAAAAAGAAACGCAACTATCCGTCTGGATATACAGATGAAAAAATCAATACCGATATGGAATACTGTTATGATTGCATATTTGATCTGGCTCTCTATTTCCTTGTGAAACAGGGAGCCGAGTTCCAAGAATCGCACTCTGAAAATTCAGTAAGTCGAAACTGGGAATCCGAAACAGAAATATATATCAATCATGGTGTTTTTCCATTTGCAGGAAGTTTAATTTAATAAGATGGTTGGGTCACGTGGCACAGTATTTTTGTCCTCCCGGAGTGCCGCTGGGTTGCTTATATTCAGTAGGGAAAAGCAAATGTTAAGGGAGTGAAGAAAGGAACTGGCGATGGGATGTGAACATGAATGTTTTAATGAACACCGCATAGAAGAATTAGAGAATAGTCTTCGACAGATGCAAGAGAGACAATCCGACCGCCATAAAGAGTTTTATGAGCGTATCGGGGAACTGGAAAGAAAGACAGCATTAAGTGAGAATGACTTGAACCATATCAAGTCAACTGTGGATGAGATGAATAACAATATAAAGACTCTCATGGCAGTCCCGGGAAAGCGTTACGATACAATCATTGTATGTGTTATTACATCTATTGTCAGCGCAGTTATCGGTTTTATGTTAAGCGGTATTCTTCCAGTTTGATTCCACTTGTAAGGGAGGACGGTGGAAATATGAATTATACAGACTTTTCAGAAGATGAAAGAAAATTTTATTTAAAAGAAGCAGGCTTCGATTCCAGAGAAGAAAAACTGTTTCGATTACGGGCTTATGGCGAAAAGACACTATGGGAAGCATCTGAACTTATGGGGTATAGTCCGAGAACTATAGACCGAATTAACAAAAGAATAAAGAAGAAAATTTCCAAAGTTGCCCCGATGTACTGTCGGGGCTTTTCTTTGTATTGTGGCGAAAACGTGGCGAAATAGTGACGTTCAAAAACAGAGTTCCTTCCTATATAATATAATCATAGGAGAAAACACAATGATTATGTTAAGGAACCCTTACGAGGGTATATGGGAAAAGCATCGTTCTATAGATGATATGGATATGATTCTTGAATCCCGGACAGGAGGAACAGATTATGGCAGGTTATCCGTATTATCCGCAACAACCAATAATAAACAATCCATACGGACAGATACAGCCGTATCAGGACAGGCTTGCACAGCTGCAAAATAATTACCAGCAAGCAATGCCGTATGGTCAAATACAGATGCAACAGTTACAGCCGGTTCCACAATCACCTATGCTTCAAGGACAGATGGTGGATGGGATTGATACTGTAAAGGCTAAAGATGTGGATATGTCCGGTAATCCTGTTTACTATCCAAAAACAGACGGAACTGAAATTTACAGAAAACAGCTTCAATCCGATGGAAGGAGCAGGATTTTTGTTTACCGACTCGTAAATCCAGATGAACAGCAATCTAAGCAAGATGAAAAGCAGATTGACATTGAAGCAATGTTTAATCAACTTCGGAATGATGTTTGTTCGGAGATTTCTGAAATAAAGAATATGTTTCCGACGCAGATGTCGGGGACATCGGAACCTAAGCAGAATGGAGGTAGGCAGAGATGAATTTCAACCCAAACGCCATGATGAAAAAGCAACTTGAAAGAATGATTTCTCAGAGGTTCGGAAGTGTTGACAACATGATGAACGATATGAGTAAATTTGCAGGAAATAATCCAACATTGAAGAATGCGTTGGATTTATACAAAAAAGGTGATACAGACCAGTTACATCAAATACAGCAAAATGTATTTAATGAAAAGCACTTATCACCAGATGGAATTATCCAGAAATTCCTTGGATTATAACACTTCCCCACAATTGGGTGATTAAAAATCGCTACAATTCGGGACGACAGCCGCGGATGTCTCCTATTGTAAATAAAATTTAAGGAGACTAAAAACATGATGAATGGTTCAAATTACAGCCTTAGCGACATTGCAGCTGCTACAGGCTCTAATAGTCGCGCAAATGATATGTGGGGCGGTGATGGCTTTTCACTTATCTGGCTCGTCCTGATCTTCGCAATCTTCGGCTGGGGAGGTTTTGGCGGCTGGGGCGGCGGCTTTGGTGGTAACGGTGGAAACGGTGCGAACGGTGCCGGCTTCCAAGGATGGGCTACCCGTTCAGATATTAATGAGGAATTCGCCCTTAATGATATTCAAAATGGTATCAGAGGTATTCAGCAGGGTATCTGTGACAGCACATATTCTCTTAACAATACCATGCAGAGTGGCTTTAATGGCATGAACGTTGGAATGCTTCAGGGCTTCAATGGCGTTCAGCAGGCTATCAATGCTGATACTGTAGCCGGTATGCAGAATACAAATGCTTTACAGTCACAACTTTCTCAGTGCTGCTGCGAAACAAGAGAAGCTATACAGGGTATCAACTACAACATGGCTACCAACACTTGTGCTCTCCAGAACACAATGAATAATAACACAAGAGACCTTCTGGAAAACCAGAACAGCAACACAAGAGCAATCCTTGACTTCCTGACTAACGATAAGATTGCAACATTACAGGCAGAGAACTCTGATCTGAAACGT